ATTCCAAGTAATTCTTTGCTACTATCATTGGAATTATTGTTATAATCAATATCCTTAGTGGAGATTTTATCATCCATCTTCATGTATTTACCATTTGATGTACATATAATTTTTCCACGTTCTACTAGCGTATCTAGAACCTTACCAAGAGTCAGTCTATCTTCTCTTGAAATATTAAGAAGAATTGCAATCTCTTTCTTCTTCATTGGGACATACAAATCATCGCATATTAAATTATATATAATATCGCATCTATCCTGAAAATCTATATTCTCATTAATAAAAGCAATTTGCTCTTTTGTATCCATTATTATCCTCATAAAAATAACCTGCGAATAATCGCAGGTTACAATAAAATCTCTTTAGCTTAGAAACTACCGATATTCAAAACAATAGCAAGGGCAAAGAATATAACAACCAAAGCTGTTGTTATTCTTACCAGCATACCTTCTTTAGTACGCGCTTTATGTTTATTAAAAAAAGTATCAGTAGAAGCTTGTCCTGATAATGAACCAAGTCCTTGTGACTTACCTTCTTGCATAAGTACAAGTACTGTTATTGCAACACTAACGATTATAAATGCAACTAAGCATACCATTCTTATAGCTGACATAAAATTTCCTCCTAATTAGTCGTACCAATACGACTTAAATATATTATCACAGAATCTAATTGATGTCAAAAAATATTTATTTAATGATAACATACATTTGTTAATCAAAAAACTCCAGTGCTACATGAATTTTATAAAAATACATATAACACTAGAGTTAAGAGTCATTATCTATATAGTATTACTTAGTATGCAACACCTTGAGCTATCATTGCATCAGCTAACACATCCTTGTATTTCAAGGCTTTGCGTTTATCTTTGTATATTATGTGTATATTACCATCGGATAACTATAGCATTTTATCTTGCTTTTTTTGTTTTTCATAGCATTACTCCTATAATAATGGGGCTTCGAGTGTTAGAAAAATATAATAAGGAGAAGGCCATTAGCCGAAGCCGTGCGAAGCCCCATTTAATTATTGTACGCCTACGCAGAATTTAATCTCGTTAGCGTTGATTCTATCTTGATTGTTGTAGCAAGCCTTCATGCCATCGCCATAAGTACCTGGCTTTTCAACACCATTAGGAAAGCATCCATTCATGTAGGCGATTATCTCCATAGCAGTAACCATGTACTGCGTTTCACCGTACTCAATGTAATGGTTGCCTAGTGCGGCATCAGACTTTTCACCAAAGTCTTTATCCTCCGCAAGTCTCTCGCTGAAGCAATTGCGGACATAAGCATCGTCTCCGCAGTAATCGAGGTTCATTGCGTGTTGTAATACAGCAACCTCCATCGCCTTAGTTTCCGGACCGCAGACACCATCAACAGTTATCTGGCTATGACCGACAAAAGCGTTTGCTTCAATCTGACCTTTTCTTATACACTCTGATCTGAATCTGACGAGGAAATTCCAATCAATATTCTGTTCCGGCTGATTCTCAACAATAGGTTGAATTTCTGCCGGTGTAGTATAGTTAGGCTGAATATTAGAACCTAATATACCATTAACAATAGCAGTTCCCATTGAATCCGGATTATAGAGGTTAGCGTCCTCCCAGTTATCGCAGAAGCAACACTCGATTAAAAGAGCCGGAGACTTTGTTCTTCTTAATACATATAGACCATCCCTAACCTTTACACCTCTATTTGCAAATCCAAGTCCTGCAATAGAATTTACGATGTTCTGGGCCGCATCATTAGACGCTGAGGCTGAGCTATATACAAGTACCTCTGTTCCGTGGCCTTGACCGTTCGATGCGTTAAAATGGATAGATATATCTAAGTCTACGCTATGAGCGTTACACTTTGCCACTATCTGATAGAGGTTATCATTTACGCTCGGCGCATCGTCAACGGTACAATCATATACCTCGTGACCGTTTTCTCTTAATAGTCTAATGACTACATCCTTTACCTGTCTGGCCGCTGTTGATTCCGTGAATACACCACCGGCTCCACAACCAATACGACCATCAGCATTATGCCCTGCATGAACATTAAATCTCATATAGATCAACTCCCTTCTTAGTTTTCTAACCTATCATCTCTAGGCACTTCATAATCTTTTCCAGCACCGTTATCGCCGAATCCGGCTGTTGTGTGATCGACAACTATTCCGATTGTACCTAAGATAGTAAATATCAGCGTTACTATGGCTAATATAACGGTGGTCCATTGTTCCTGGTTGTAAACAATGCCGTTCATCAAATCAACCACAACATCCTTCACCTGAAAGATTAACGCTATAATCTGTGGTATAATTGTCATCCAAAATACCTTGTTCTTAAATCTTACTTTCCAATTGATGTTGCTCATAATTGACACCTCCTTATAAGAAATCATTGTCTATACAGCATTTGTCATAACAACGCTTGACATTCTTTATCGCCATAACAGCCTTATCATTCTTAAAGTGTTTGTGATCCTCACAATAATCTTCATAAAATGTAATATCATCAAGGGTTTGGTCGAACGACTCTTTGCTGTGCATTGTGTGTGATAGAAGTTCGTCATTGAATCTCAATATACGGATTCTCGCCGATATAGCTTTATCCTCTTCCCGTGCCGCACTTTCCTTTGTCTGTTCCTTTGCCATATCATCAATTTTATTTTCTAACATACTCACTTTGTCGTAGAGTTCTCTATTGATTGCTCGTCCTAAAAGTCTTGCAATCCATGAAAGAGGATTGATTTTGATTGGCACTATCTGAATTAGCGAGAGTATGCAGATTATTATTATTATCCACCACTCAACGCCTATATCTATTGCATCAAGTAAACTAACAACTGTCATTCTTATATCTCCGTTCTTATCTGTGATAACTCTTTTATATCTGCAACAATTGGTTTCATTTCATCAGCATCCGCCGATACGTGCATTAAGGCTAATTCAAAGATTTCGTCTATGATTTCCTTTTGCTTACAGATAATCTGTTCTTGACAGGTTGCTATATGTACTAATCTATCGATCTGTTCAGACTCGATATTGCAGTTATGATTATAGAGTTGACACTCTCCGCTTAAGCTATATTGACATCTCTCTCCTATTGACATTGTTCCTCACCCCTAAGCCGCCTCTTTTAAGCATTTTTTCAAGGCTTCGGCTTCTTCCTTATATTGTTTTCGTAGTTTGAATGTATCAGCGTGTTTCATTGAGCCTATGCGACTCTCAAATGAATGGTCGAAAAATTCTTCCGTAACAAGTCCGTTTTCAAATTCAATCATAAGACGTTTTAATCTTCTCATTGCATCTTTACGAACCTTTGTCCTTGTACTCCAATGCCTGTAACCGACAAAATCAATTCCGTTCTTTGCGGCTAATATCGTTGTCTTTGGATTGAGTTCAAGTTCTAACTCACTTCGTAAAAATTCCTCTATCTGAACTCGCCATTGTTTAAGTTGGTTTACATCATCTGAAATCAAAAGAAAATCATCCATATAACGGATATATTTCTTAACGCATAGTGTTTGTTTAACGAATATATCTAATCTATGTAGATAGACATTCGCAAATAATTGTGATGTGAGATTACCAACGGGAATACCGACACCTTCAGGATATATGCCATTGTAAGTAATGATGCGATCGATGATTGTCAATAAATGCTCGTCTTTTATATAACGCCGTATCTCTTTCTTTAATATCCTATGATTGACACTTTGGAAGTAATGGTGAATGTCACATTTGAGAGCATATACTTTCTTTCCCTCTATTTGTTCCATTGTATACAACCAATTTGTTAGTTGTTTACTTGCCTCATGTACTCCCTTGCCCTTCCGACAGGCATATGAATGTTTGATAAACTGTTTCTCAAATATGGGTTCAATCAGGTTCACAATCATGTGTTGTATTACCCTGTCAAAAAATGGTAATGCCATTATTATTCTCTGTTTTGGCACCCATACTGTGAAAACCTTGTATCTGCCGGGAACGTAGGCACTATTCTTGATGGCGTTGACGGCCTTTATTAAGTTTTCCTCTCTGTTCTGTTCAAACTCCATTACCTCGGGTCTGAATCTTTTACATTTTCTAGCTCTTTTATAGGCTAATAACGCATTATCGAAGGTGCATATTTCCGGTATTAAATTCCCCTTTCTCTTCACAATATGCCTCCACTAACTTTTCACTTTCGTTACTAATTAGCTCGGCTCTTTTGATTTTGCCCTAACGGGACGGGATGCTCGTCTGACTATTCATAAATGTAATTACTAAATAATCACCTTGTTAGAAATCCTGAGATTAACTAATCTAAAATGTTTCTGTATAGTCACAGACACACCGAACCCCAATGTTAGTGTTGACGTTCCACGGGTAGTTGTTGCAATTGACAGCACGAGAACCACCGTGCACGCCGTTGTTCCAATTGCCACCGCAATTCAGCGCGTGCAAACCACCGTACACCACCACGCAAGTGTGATAACAAACACCCCCAAAAGGCTACTTCTTTTTCTTTTCTTCTTGTGCCTTTTTAATGAGATTTCCTAAACAGCCTCCGATATATCCTAACTGTTCAGCACAATATGCGTATGAGCTATTGTTCATAGCTGAATATCTTAGGTCGTTGGCTGTCCTTATCTTTCTTACTAATCTTCTTTTAAGTCTATCTGCCGAGTAGAGATGACTTATGGTTTTTGATACTTCGTATGTTTCAATTTCATCTAATAATAAATCTACTGTTTCCCGTATCTCTTTAGAAAGTGTGAATTTCTCGTATTTCGGAAACTTTTGTACTTTCTTATGGAGATATATTGAGAAATCGTATGTCATTTGATGTACTTCTGTATGCTCGAAATCCATTTTAAGCGTGTCGGGATTATTGCCATATCTACTTTTATATCCACGCTTTTCCTTATTCTCGTTGAGTTCTGACATAATCCCTCCACTACTTAACAAAATTGAATTTTAAGGCGCCGCCTTTCGGCGCGCCCAATCAGCCTACAGCGCGTCACAGACACACCGAACCCCAATGTCAGTGCTGACGTGCCACGGGCAGCTGCTGCAATGGACAGCACGAGAACCACCGTGCACGCCGTCGCACCAAAGGCCACCGCAAAGCAGCGCGTGCAAAGCTGTCGCGCTAGGCAAATAAGCATCGCCGTAACCGACACCGCAGAAATCAGACTGCCAAGCCCATGTTGTTGCTGTCGGGTCAAGACAAAGTTCATCTACCCATTCCCAAACATTACCTACGCAATCACGACAGTTCTTTGCTGATACGGCGTTTGTAACATTACCGCAAGTTGTCCTAGCTGTGTTAGATGTTGCCGACCAAGCGTTAGTATTGCTACTGTCAAGACCTTCAGGAGATCCATGAGAACACTTACACCACTCAGCATATGATGGAAGTCTCTTTCCTACTCTCATTGCTCTTTCATTGGCAATATACCAATTAAGACCCTCTGTACCTGTGATAGGTACTACACCATGCTTAGACTGTAAACCTTGTGCGCCATTATCAGAAGAGGCGTAAATATCAGCCCAAAATGGTCCGATGTATACCATTCCTGTAGGATCACAAGTAGGTCTATGCTGTAAAGTCCACACAGAGTTAGGAACGATACCATTTGATACATTAGACTCCCAACCTGAACCGTTCTCAACATTAGATGCATTGACCGGATTCCACTTGTCATTAACGGCACGAACTACTCCGTAATGGAAACCACCAATCTTACGAGAAGTTTCTGCTGTGTAGCCTGTCGGATAAGTTGTGTTCTCTGAAATAAGGTAAACCTCATCTCTGAAATCTGTGTCATCACCACCTGTAGGGTCGCAAATATATACACAATAGTCCTTACCGACTGTGAAAGAATTGCCGCTATCAAGGTTTGATGCTGTAAGTGTTGTTGCTGAAGTCTTGAATACAGAATCTCCAACAGCAATAAGCACACCACCTATGATAGAAACACTTGACCCTGAACCCGTAATGTATTTCTTTTCATTAGATACAAGTCCTGACATCAGAGATAACTTCGGTGTGGTAATCTTAGCCACCGAACTCTGCATATTCTCGTCATAGCCAAAAAATTTACTCATTTGTTGTTCCCTCCTTATAAATAATTAAAGCCGGCATCTATCCGTAAAGGATTGATAACCGGCTCACAGGCTCTTATAAATATTGAATTATTACTGTAATTTCGCAAGATCCGCCTTAATCTCGTCAAACTCTTCCTTTTCCATTCCGAGTTGATCGTAGATGTTATAAGGTGCTTTTACCCTAACCATATCTGCATCGGATGGTGCCTTGGCTGAAAGACCTAACTCAGTTGTCTCATATCCAGCATCCATACCCTCTTCTCCTTCGCCCTTAATATGAGTAACGGATTTAAGGGTAACTGTCTTATTTCCAACGATAGCCTCATCACCTTCGTTAGCCTCGGCGCAATAACCGATGGTGATTGTCTTGGCATCGCCTGAAATGTCTCTGATGGGGCAATGGATGTAGTTTTGCTCTTCTAACTCTTCCATAGCCTCTAACAGTTCCGACTTTGATAATTCTCCTGCGTTTGCTAAAGCGTGACAATTACGAATGTCATCTGCTGTAGCAAATCTCTTAGGTAATCCCTTCATTTGTTGTCCTCCTTTTCTTACTTGTTGACAAACTGACCTACAAATCCACCTACGCACGCAAGGTCTTTGACCTCATATTCATAAGTTTTGTATTCATCAGCATTGATATTTATTACTATTCCATTTCTGGAATTGGTAATCTTCCACTCGGCTAAGCCTACAAACTCAATCTCGGCTTGCCTATTCTCGTCAATTTCGGCTGTTATACTGTATGTCTTGTATCTTGCTGTAACAGTTTCACCGATATATATATCACTACTAAATGTGATAATAGCTTTTGCTATGCCGAAATATTCTGTGTATTCTTTATATTCATTTATAGTAATTTCTGACGTATCGAATGTCTTACTATTTGTGATTAACCATCTCTCAAACTTAGGAACGGCAAATGTCACAACGCCTGTTTCATCAATAACTTGTGAATATGCGCCCTTGCTACTACTAATAGAACATGATTTACCCTCATAAGAGGCATCAAATCTAACTGTTAGTGTTGCAATATGAAGATTGACTGAATATGATATGTAATCTTCAATATCAAGGATTTCCTTTTCGTCTGTGTAGTTATTACTTACTAACCACTTTCCGAATGTATTTACACCGAAGATTGCTTTTCCATCCTCACCAACTATCTTTTCATAATATAATTCCTCTTCGGGTATTGGTGTAGTTCCGTCAGTCGATTGTGTATAATCATTGATATGTGCAAGTACGCCCTCTTCCGCATCATCAACATAACGAAGCATGACTTTTTTTCCTATCATATATGACGGGCAATTAACTGTTATAAGTGCTATCTTAATGTCTATAGGATATAAGCCATAATGATAAGCCTTGATAATCTGTGTGTTGCCTGTAAAGTTATCTGTCAATGAATAAATACCTGGGTTCGGAAAATCAAATTGACACTCGCCGCTTTCATCAACAGTAATTGACTTTGTTATCGTTCCGTCAGTACAGGTTAGGGTTTTACCTATTAGATAGCTCTGAACCTTAACCCTTATCATAATGAGCGCACCCTTTAAGTCATCAATCTCATTTTGTAAATGTCCGGCGGCATCCTCTGATAACTGACCTCTCATATATTGAAACCACAAATCAAAGAGGTTTTGTTGAGACTGCTTATATGCCGTCATATCATTTTCGTAATCTTGTTCTACCTCTTTAATAATATCCTCATACTGAGTGCGGAAATCATTGATATATTGACGGAAGGTAGCCATAAGGATGTCGGCATCGTTCTCCTTCGTCTGCATATATTCGAGGAAATCTTCAAGGTTCGTCTGTGCTGTCCGTAACTTTTCGCTCAGCTCATTATCATAATCAGCGAGTTTTCCATTAGATACTTCCTCAAATAGTTCTTTTTGTAGTTCAAAATACTCTAAAAATTCCTCATATAGATTGGTGCCGTTCTCTATCATTGACATAATGATATTTAGGGCTTGATTCATTCGGTTAGCGTCATATGCACCAAAAAAGGATTTTTCTTTTGATTGATAGGGTGTAACATCCTGAAATGATACGGTATCGTCATCATTCTGTATTTCAACATATTTTTGTAATCCAACCCACGTCCTATCCGTATAATTAGTTGGTAAAGGTTTCCATGCCATTACAGTATTCCTCCTCTTCTACCAAAATTCCAAGTGAAACAACGCCTACCCTCTGATTGATTTTGTAACTTCAAATATAAATCAAGTATCGCACTCTCTAATCTATTCAATTCCACGTAGTCCATAATAATGCCATTTGCGACATACATTGGAGGTGTGCCGTAGGATTTATTGTTTGTATTGGAAACTATTGTTTCAAGATTTTCTTCTAAATCCATAATTTCGTCCGCAAAAAAGTATGCCCCTGCATTGCGATCAGCTCCGAGATCATTGATTTCATATTCATCATACATAGAGATTGAGAAATCTCTCAGGTATTGGAGATTGTTTTTTATGCGGTTAAAATCAACAGCATTAAATCTATCCCCTGTGTATATCCCGTCACTATCTGTTTCACCATACCAATCTGTTTTAGGTGTTATCCAATCAGCCATAGGAATACTCCTTTACTTCTTAACATAATCGTTTACGTGTGCGAGCGGTTTAGCTATGTGTTTCGGTGTATTTACATAAACACCGACATAACGCCCTACAAACGCTAGTCTATCATCAGAACTTACCCCCACCGATATTTTTAGTTGTGTACCGGCATCTACCGGATTCGGAGTCAGACTGACTCTATCAATTTTTAAGGTTGCCATCGTACACCCTCAATTCCATATTTTCTATCAATATTTCATCTGCAACTTCATAGGTGTACCTCAATAGATATATGCCGGTCTTTTTGGGTTCTATTAAAGCATCAATTTTATGAACTATAATGTCACACAATCCGCTTGATTCAGTTACTCCATCGGCGGTGTATATGAGTTCATACTTTGCTTTTAGTATGTCAAATGATTCGCCCTTCCTTGATACTACTTCAATGGGGACGTGTTTTCTTTCGCCTCTATCAAAAATAATCATTGTGAGTCACCTACCTTTATTATGGTCTTAAATCGTGAAGGTAAGACTTTCGCATAAAAGTTCTCTTTACCCGTAATTGCGTTTTTGTCAAATGGCTCTAAGCGCACATATAGAGCTTCTACATCGACAGTAATTATGTATTTCGCGCAATAGGCTACGTTTCCGGCGTCATCTGTGGCTGTCAGTTCCACAATGTATATGCCGTTCATCCTCTTGGGGATGGTGGATTTCCACACATCCCCTTCGGATTCACGTTCAAAGATGATGACCTGTCCGTCAACCTTGCCTTCGAGTTTGACTACCATCTTATGAGTCCGTTACTGTAACGCTGATGATGTAAGTCTGACCTGCATCAACAGGGTTAGGCGTAATAGTAACTGCACTGATGACCGGTGCGCTCTGGTCGAGTGTAACAGTACGTGTAACTGTACTTGACTTGCCAGCCGTATCGGTAGCAACAACTGTGATGGTGTTTGATCCAAGTGCCAATGTAAGGCTCTTGCTGAACGATCCATCCTGTCCGACTGTAACTTCCTCGGCTTCGCCTGCGTTAAGCTGAACAGTAAGAGTAACAGGGCTACTCGTAACATCGTTAGTTGTACCTGTAACGGTAACAGCGGCAACATTTGTAATTGAGTTGTCCTCGGGTGCTGTTACTGATAGTACAGGAGGAACAGTATCAACAGTAAATGTTGTAGACTTAACTGTAGCGGCATTGCCATCGTGGTCTGATGCGGCGAATGATGCTGTATGTGCGCCATCGCTGAGTGCAGATTCCGGTGTGAATGAGCAAGAATAACCGCCTGTAATCGCTGTCTTGGTTATGCCACTTGTGTACTCCATTCCATCGAGAGTGATGCTGATTGTGCTATCATCCACTCCTGAATCATCATCTGTAACAGTCCATTGAATAGTGGGCTGATTGGAGATGATATAAGAGCCGCTTGTAGGGCTTGTGATAGTGATAACAGGTGCAACTTTCTCAGTAACTTGTAGTCTAAGGCTACTACCGAGTGTTTGGTCCGTATCGTCAACGGTTGTGCTGTTTCCGGCATCATCTGTAGCTGTTACAGTTACCGGATAATAATGACCTTCCTGTGTATAAGACGAGGTCGAGGGAGCTGTTACAGTTGCCTCATAGTTACCTGTCGAACTATTGTAGGTCAAATTGACTGTCTGGCCGTTGATTACGGCACTTACGCTTTGTACTGCCATTGCATATCTCCTTTCGTAAAATATATTATTTATGTTATAGGGTTTTCCCTTATAACCTTAGTTAGTGGAGTGAACATATCGCCTTGCTGATACACGCCCTGATAATGCTTGTTGGAATTTTACTGTATGTCTATATAATGTTACTTTCATTTCATCAACAAATTCATTTTCTTGATAAATGATGTCGTTCGCATCAAGTTCAGGGTTGCCCCTTGTGTCATACTCATATTCGATTCCGGCATTATAATAATCAGATAGCCAATCACATAGTTTTTGAGCCGTTTCCATGTCGCTTATTAAAGGATTTTCCCATTTTATAACCTTGCCTCGATTGTTCAATTGATTGGTAACATATCTTTCTATAATGTTGTATCTGTGTCCGTATATTTCAAGTTTTCCACTTGTTGTTGCGTTAAATCTTATCTTTACATAGTATGCGCCACTTTCAATAATGGTTACGGCACTCGCACTCTCATTGAGGGTTGCCCTGAAACCATATGAGGCATTGCCTAAGTAGTAAACTTGAATATCGCCACTTCTGACCTCAACATCCTCGCTTAACATTGTTTCTTCGGGCAATCCTTTTTGATATGTATAGCAAACCACCTGCACTTGTTTAATAAGCTCTTGTTTTATGGCTTTCGGAGATGTAGTCATATCTATTCTTTCCATTGTAAAGGCTGATATATCGCCTAAAGAAAAGTAGTTTACGACAATGCGATTATAAGGTTCCTGTGTTTTAACAAACTCAATCTCCATATAATCAAAGTCATCGAAATCATGTACTAATACATAATTCTTTTCAATGTCCTCTGTTTCGGTAAATTCCTCGACCAAATCTCCGTTGTTGTATGTTCGGAATATCATCTCGCTCGGTAAGCATTGACCGAAAACCATCTTTAGGCCGTAATACATACATTGACTTTCTAATGCAACCATTAGCATCGGATTTGTGCTAAATAAACAATCTCCATTCGACTGTTCGCTTGATACATACCCTGTATATCTGTCAGCCTCCCTAAAGTCATGTGGCAAGAAATACATCTGTCCGTCAGCCGTTGTGTAATTAGTTTCAAGTGTGCCGTATTCGTCTTTATTATCTTTATTCCGTATATTGGCTATATTTGAATAATCTGTTTCGCCGTTACAAGTCACCACATATTCAGGTTCAAACGAAGCCTTTATCCTCGGTTTACCGTTCCTATCTTGCATAAGAACACACCTACAGGCATTTGCTATTATCTGCAACCCCTCTTTTTGTGTTACTCTAGGCATCGGGTTAGATGTCTTAATCTTCTTTAAGTAGGGATCTAGGTAATAGTCCTCTATCCCGGCTTCTTGATATATAGCGTCAGCGAGTGAATACATTGTTACGGGTGTACTGTTGTAAACACCTTTATAGTATTCATCTTCCATATTCCTAAATATATCCTGGCATCTTATTGTTGCCGTGTAATCGTCACTTTCCCACTCACTACATTCAAGTTTTGCGGCTTGAAACCACTCAACATTATCTGGGTTTTTGTCATCAAGGTTATATCCGTAAAACACATACATTTCCTGTCCGGTTTCAACAAAGTTAATAGCCGAATCAGGGTTATCAACATTAAAATATTGATCGTAGTTTGTAAGTTGAACCATGAAATCTATCTGTGGTATATCAGCACATATGGGAGATACATAGTTTTCAAGTTCGGAATCCATTATGTCGTTGTTGTAATAAACAAGTCCTATTCCGAGTTGTATGGAATATATACGAAGTCTCGTATATTCATTCCTCATTCGATAAAAGACAATCCTAATTGAGGTTGTATTTTCCAATACCTCTTCAGTCTTAAATATCCGTTGATCGTTGTCTCTTATTTCAACAACATCTCCCTCGCTTGTAATAATGTCAAAGTCCACAGCATATGCTTCGCCAAAGTTCAATGTAATGCCCTTTATGTCCGTAGCCGGTACATTAAGGCTAATGAACAACTCATATCCCGTTGACGGCACAATATTTTTACTAATCAATCCCGTGTCGTAATAGGTGTTACTACTATTTTGTCTCGGGAGAAAATACATCGTGCCATCAACTTTAGTGAAGTCCTGTTCTAATGTTGCGTAAACAATATCATCGGTTCTTTGTCCGAACATATCATTTTGATTTGAGAAATAAGCAAAATCATTGCCCTCAATCTTGGCGTGTGCCTGTGCTTCTTGGTTAATCAATCCGAACGAAATCATCATAAAAGATCGATTACGCAAAGGCTGTTTCATACTCTTTTTATATGTTGTTGAAACCTTTTGCATTATTACCACCCACAATCAATTAGATTTACCTTGCAATTAGCATAATGTGTCGGCATATCTCCACCGTCCAAATAATAGGGATCCGCTGTTCTGTCGCCGGGGTACATCTGTATAGTTATCCTCGAATTAGTAACGGGGTCAGGAAATGTTACATTAACAAAAAAGTTATCTAACACCCTTAGCATATTGGACCATGTTTGAGCATCCAACCACGGCCATTCTAGTCCGTCAAGTTTGTATTGATCTCTTCCCACTCGTTGAGCCACAACTGAACCGTTTGCATTTCTGCCTGCATCAACGAGAGTTGATACTGTCGGCTTTGCTCCACGCTTAGGAGGAGGAAAGTCATATCCATTTACTGTTATGTATGCCATGATGCCTCCCTATGAGAATTGAGGTGTGAAATTAAATCCATCAGCCGCCTTTTGTTCAACTACGGCCTCGCGGATAGTCTTTCTTCCAATTGTTACATTGACGCTCTCTTTCTTGTCTGCCTGTCGCCTTGTATCATCTCTAATATCAGATAAATATGGCTGTAATTCTGTTGTTATGATAGTTTTCATCTGATTTGAGAAATCATAACCAACTTCCGTTTTTACCGAACCGCTAACAGCATATTCCTGTCTTGCATTGTGTATTATTGTTGAATCCTCAAAGCCTATGCCTGTATTAGCTGTATAGTTTCTGAGGTTCGATGTATCAACCTGTATACTAGGTGAAATGACTAAATTATCATTTATGTTTCCTAGCCATTCCCTCATGGTATCTACGGTAGATTGCATCTCATCCTCTATACCAAGATTGAAACCCTCAACAACATATGCGCCTATCTGTCTAAATGCCTTAGATGGCGATGCCTCTTGTGTGGCGGCTCTACCCTCGGCAACAACAGATTGACCGAACTCTCTTATTCGTTGCATTGCCACATACCATAACGAATTGATACCGTCAATGAAACCTTGTATGATATTGCGTCCTATCCAATAGAATGAGTCTCGTAAGGTGGTCCCATCAGGATTTGAGAACCAATCTTTCACGTTTGTAGCCCATGTAATCATTGGTTGTTTCGTAGCAATATGTTCCTTTGTGATTACATCTCTAAACGCATAAACAATTTCTCTCGCATAATTATTCCAAGTATTTCTGTTTATGCCACCGAATGAGCTATCATGGAACCACGATTTGATGCTTGTCGCCCATACAATTATTGGAGTTTGTACCGTACGATATATGTTTACTATCTTTTCTCTAAATCCCGATACAATCTCTACAGCAAAGCTCATAAAACCATCTTTGTTTATGCCACCGAAAGAAGAATCACCAAACCAATTCATAATATCCGTGGCAAAATCAGTTATAATGGGCTTTGCATCTTCGTATGTTTCTAAACCTTCAATAAGACCCTCAACAGAGAACTCTCCTATCTCAGCAAATGCTCGTGATGGTGAATGTATGCCTAAAACATTTTTGATAGTGTCTAACATACCTCTTGCAACATCACTTACCTTGGTCTTCAGCTCTTCCCATTTCTGTGAGATACCATTTCTGATACCGTCCATTACATTGTTACCGACAGAACCGAAGTCTTGATTTTGTAGATTGACACGCATCTGCGACATCTTATCTTCGACACTACTCTTAACCCAACCCCATTGGTCGTTAGCATTGCTCAATACCGCACCCCATTGACCGGCTAAGTTGGATTGTATGCCACCTGCCGTATTGCCTACATTAGTTGCCATAGGGTTAAAGGCACCTTCAACATTGCCCTTTAACTGTTCCCATGCAGTTCCGGCGGCATTTTTCATCTCTTCCCACTTAGTTCCAATGGTTGATTGAAGCCCTCCTGATGTACCCTCAACATTAGACCTCATGTTGTTAAATTTGGTTTCTACATCGTCCTTTAAGTTTTGATATGCTGTAGCTGTATTGGACTTCAAGTTATCCCATGTGGTACTAACATTTGTTTTAAGAGTATCAGCGACTTTTGAGGCTGTTTCTTTAGCATTGGTAATCTTGTCTGAAACATCAGCCTTAACCTTTTCCCAAGACTGAGTTGTGGCTTCTTTAATTCTGTTCCATCTCTCACTTACATTGGTTTTTAATGTATCTGTAACCTTAGTTGCTGTTTCTTTTGCATTATCGATCTTTTCAGATACATCCGTTTTAACCTTTTCCCATGTTTGGTTAGTAGCATCCTTTACCTCAGTCCATCTTTGATTGATATTGTCATGAATTGTGGTTGCTGTATTGGATAAGAACTCTCTAGTGGCATTGAATTTCTCCGAAACGCCCTCTTTAACAGAGTTCCATGCTTCACTTGTGTTTGTCTTAATACTCTCCCAAGTGCCAGATATACCCGATACGAGTCCATCCCATAGTCCTGTAAGAGTTGACGTCATTCCATTCCATGCGTTCGATATACCTTGTCCGATTCCCGCTACGACATTTCCGCCAATTTCAGCAAATACCGTTGATGGTGAGTGTATACCTAATAGGTTTTTAATGTTGGTTACAAAGCTATCCCATAAACCTTTAACATTATTCCAAAAAATATCCCATGCATCTGATATGCCTTTTCCTATTCCTTCAATGATAGCTTTACCAATTCCGCCAAGCGCCGCACCCTTGAACATCTTCTCAAACGTCCATTGAGAAGCAAATACCAGGAATACCGTTCTTAGTAGTTCAGCCCAATCAATTTCAGCCATGAATTTACTTATTCCACTCATGACACCCAACCAATTTGTCTGTGTTATTACTGTTTCGATTCCTACGCATAGCGCATGGATAATTTTTCCTGCGGCTTCGCCCCACTCAGCGGCGTGTTCTGAAAAATCTTGAACTGCTCTATTTATTCCATTTACAATTTTTTGAGCGATTTCTTCAGGGTGTATCGCGCTCATAAATGCATCTATTCCCTTAAATGCGGTATCAATTCCCATCATTATTGAATGGAGAATTTCTTCATAGTCAATCGTTGTAAGGAACGCATTTATATTCTGACCTATTCCTTTGCAAAAAGCCATGAATCCGTCTTGTACTGTTCCCCAATTTATGCCCTTTAATGCTGTATTGATACCATTAGCGCATTTTGTACCTATTTCAATCCACGGATAGCTCATTGCAAAGTTATGTAATGCTTCAAAGGCACCATTAAGACCTCTAACGAAAGTCTGTGCAATCATGTTATAGTCTATACCGCCTATTGCATTACCTAAGAATGTTCCTATAGCTGTACCGAAATTTCCCCAATTGAAAGTGGTAACAAACTGATATGCCCCTCTAACAACGGAGTTGATTCCATTAGAGAATGTGGTTCCCATAAGCTCCCACATACCTATATCAGCAAATACAGCGTTAAGATATTTTGCGATACCGTCACCTATAAATATACAAGATGCTTTTATCGCGCCCCAATCGAGATTGCTTAATGCACCTTTTATTCCGTCTGTTAATGCCACACCATGAGCGGTCCAATCAAGAGTACCTACATAATCTCTTATAAAAACAAATGCGGTGTTGATTGCTTCAGCAATTGTCTTTCCAATCCACCACGACACAGATTTGCCATCGAATGAACCTTGTATAAAGCCATTAAGTAAGGTTGCAAGGCTCTTTCCTAGCCTTGATGCTGTGTCTTTTATTCTATCCCAAGGGATATTAGCGAGTGATTCAGCTAATTTATCACCTATCATCTTGCCGACTTCAGTAAAATCTGCCTTTTCCCAAGACTCTTTTACCTTATCAACAAAATTTTGTATCTCACTCGGTACATCTTCAGTAGTATAGTAATCTCCAGCACCGGCACCACCGGCTCCACCACCGCCACCACCGGCATCGGATCCATCATCCTGTCTAAGTATGTTAAGCTCGTCAATGCCTGTGGTGAGATCATCAACGGCTTTCTTCATATCCTTAGCTGAACCTGTAGCAGTATCAAGACCACCTGCGTAGTTCTCTATATTCCTCTTTGCTCTCGTCCAAGTCTTACCACCTGTTAAGGCTGAGAAGAATTGATTGATTACATTGATAACCTCAACAACCTTAGTTATGATTGCATCTAGTATCGGTGTAATCGCATTTATCATAGGTTCAAAAGCGGCAACCACAGAATTACTCAGCCACTTTGCATCAGATACAATGAGTGACACATTCTTGTTAAAGCGTGTTCCCATCATGTCTGAGTATTGAGCAAGTAAATTAAAGGAATTTCCTATATTGCTGAACAACGCTGTAAACGCTTTTCTCAAAAGCATGAATATAGCGAGTCGTGCAAATGACCTTAATTTCTTCTTGACATTTTCGAGTAAATCTCCTGATACGCCTAACTTTTCTTTAATATTGTCAAAGAAACCTCCTAGCCATGATTTGATAGTGCTGACAGCCTCTCTTATTTTTGTAATTGCCGACTTAATTGTATTAACAACATTCTGTATTGTTGCCTTAATGGCGGCCGTAACCTTTTTAACGGCTGTATATATTTCAGTTATTACGGCTAATATTATTCCGATAATGGGAATTGCGGCCTGAATACCATTAAGACTGACCGCCATTGCATCGAAACCGGTACTTGCCGACATACCACCCATTTGTATAGATGGCAACAATGACGCAATACTGCTGAACATTGAACCAATGCCCTCTAAGCCCATACTCTGTGCGGCTTTACCAACATTCTCAAATGCTGATGCTACACCCTTAATAGTACCCGGCGCGTTCTGTGCTTTTTCCTTGAATTGTTCAAACTCTGATTGTAATGCATCCAATGATTGTGCGGCATCGCTGTATTTATCGAAATCGAGTTCGATGGTGCCATTTTCCATACCACTCATAGTGGCTTTGCACTCTTGCATCCTATCAATGACTTCTTGCATATGTTCATTGAAAGCCTCGGTATTAAAACCACCTGAGAATCTAGCGCGAACATTAGATATACTCTCAGAAATCCTCGCAACCGCACCTCTGAATCTGTCAGCTATTGAAGCACCCCTTGATGTGCCATTGCTGAAGTTATTGGTTGCACTATTCGCCTGATTAGCGGCTTGTGATTCTCTTTGAAGAGAACTTGATAATCTATCAGTTGATGCACTTGCCTGATCGATCCTTTGAGTGTCAACAGGCAATACATCATTACGAAGAGTTGCTCCCTTAGCAATCTCCTCATCTGAAATCCGATTTTCCTTAGCCTTGTCTTGCCAATCGTTAATTTTAACCTTATCCCAATCAATGCGACCCTTGTAATTATCTGAGGCATCTTTTTGACCTTTGAGAGATTTCTCATATTTATCATGTGCCTCGATAGCGGCATTAGCGGCATCCGCATCAGCCTGTTCGTTCATAATAAGACTATTTATACTATCGCTCGCCTGTTGTGCTGATTCGCCCATTCTCTCAACGGCGCGCCCAACATTAGCGGCTGACTCCTGGGCATTCTGCATAGCGGGGGATTTAGCCATATCCTCAATAGGTTTTACAGCTTTCTTCACACCCTCTGAGTCAATCTTTATGCTTATCTTGTTATTATTTCCGAGATCGCCAAGACTTCTACTAATCTTTTCTATGGCATTAGAAATATTTGTGAGGGATTCAGGACTTATTTTATTAAGCGACTCCATAGAACTTGCAAGTTTTTTAAGCCCTACGCCCGCATTCTTAGCTCCTTCTCCAGCCTCACCTATACTCGCGACTGCTGAGGCTACCTTTTCAAGATTACCAATGTTGATATTCTTAGTAGAGTCTTTCATAGAGTTAAGTTGACTCTTAACCTGATTCAGACCCGCCTTTGCTTTATTCGCGGAGGCATCTATTTCTATTGTAAGATTATCTATCGAATTATCAGCCATAGCATTATCCCAAATGTCCGTTAATATATATGAAAGCACAGGACAGACACCGGACTTGTGCTTTTCGGCTCGTCAGCCTATTCCTGTGTTTTCTGCTTTCTCTGTTGTCTAAGTGCTTGATTATGCTTTGCGGCAAACCTAGCGAACTTAGCACCATCTGATTCAGGTTGTTTGTCTTGCATACTGTCGGGGCTGTCAGGGTACTTGGGGTTCTTGCCCCACCACATACCCATAGAGTCGATATTGTAAGCTCCGATTTTCCATGCAAGAAAATCTAACTCTTCAAATTTTGCTTTGATTTCAATTTTCCTCTTATCCCTAAAAGGTTCTAACTTTCTCGGGTTAAGTTTCCAAAACAAATCGTACGGACAGCCATAACTTAAAGCGTGTGGCAACCATACTTTATTTATAAGTTCCGTAAAAGAACTGTATTCTTCAATGTTAAAATCGTCTACGCCTCCGATTTGTTCTTCTTGTCTTTCTCGGAGGCTTCTCCAAAACCTGCGTTTTCCATAACTTCAGTAAACGCATCAAGTATCTCATCCATATCGCCACCATTCTTTAAGTGTTCAGATAAGATTTGACCCGTCTTGGTTAAATCGTTCTCGCCTATAAGTGTAGCTGTAATAACTCGTAATGTTGTAAAAGTCTTGCCGTTATTAAAACCATCACTCATCATATTCATAACGTCTATGCCCCTATCTTCGAGGTCACACATAACGTTAGTGAAGTCCAAATCTTTGATTTTATACTCTTTCGGTCCTTTAGCTGTTTGTAATACCATAATTAAATACCGTCCTTTCGTATTTATTGTCCTTTTATAAACAAGGCGATGAGACTTCATTTCTCACCGCCTGTACTTTTTGTCTTAGGCAGTTACATAGTGGAGTGCCTCTTCTCCTTCGTCTGTGATTGAGAATGCCATTTCACGAGCCGCATTAGTTCCGCCACCACCGGGGTAAACGTTCATAACGCCGGACCATTCCCAAATACCATCTTCGCCATTCTCACCAAACCACAGCTGATATGTGTCGATTGTGCCGGCTTCTTGAATTGCATTAAGTCTCTCGTAATCAGCCTGCTCATACCAAGACTTAAATTCAAGGTCTGCTGAGTCCTGAATACCATTGATGTTTCTCTTCTTTGTGTCAGAAAGAGTTGTAACGTCAATCTTCTCTGTATCACCGCCAAGGTCGGGGTACTCTGTAATGTCAACTAACTTAGAGAAGTTAGAATCGCCTGCCGCCTTGTGCATAAGATAAGTTTTGTGAGTACATTTAGCCATTGTTTATACCTCCTATACTTCTAATGTTGTAAATCTCATTACATATTGAATGATTTTTGGATCGCTAATATTATCTACTTGACTAAAATACGAACATCTAAGTCCTACATCCTCAACCATTATCTGTTTAACTTTCCATGCAAAATTTTCAGCCTTGGCAATACCTTCATTATGATATGCTCTTATCTCAACAGTATTGTTTGCACCTTTGCATACCCCTGACAAGGTATCTAGTGCATCCGCATTGTTGAGTTGCTTGAAATAGATATGTGGAAAACTTGCGGGGGAGCTGTTATATGATCTCGAATAATCAAATCCATCCTGACCGTATTCTAAAGTCAGTCCGTCAATCAACATATTAAAGTATGTTCTCATCTTATTCGCTATCACTTGTAAACACCTCTTTTGCAACATTATTCAATTCCTGTTTCAAGTATTGAACTGTTTCAAACATAAATGGTCTTGATGGCATACCCTCCGTGAAGCGATATGTACCATCGTCTAGGGGATAATACCAACCCGTTCGTCCGTCTTTAGTTGTAAAGATTGTTCCACCTGAACCATAAGCCCATCTCATAAAGGACAACCATTCTTGACTTGGATGTGAGTTGCTACTGCCCACTACACCTGTTCCAAATTCAATGAATATGCAATGTCCGTCTGCAACTATGATTCCTTTACCGTCATTTTCGATATAACCAAATATAGAGTTTTGCGCTTCGCCTGTATCAACCGGTACAAGTTCCTTAGCCTTAACTACACCCATCTCCGTTAGCCGTCTTGCTAATTCGTTTGTCTTTGTATCTAAAGACTCAATGTATTTGTCTAATTCAGCTATGGCTCTGTCTATGCTTTCTACACTAAAAGGATTAACTTTGATTTTCATTTATCGATCCCCTTATCTTCTTGACAGCCCATACATTCTGATGCAAACCATTCTTGACACAAGTACAACAGTAATCGGGTTCAGTTATTAGCCGTCCTATGGCGTTGTATATTGGTTCTCTGTCAATAAACAATAGTGTCTGTTCGTCAATAGGTAACTTTTTAACAGTAGATATGGCTTTGTCGTATACAATATTTTGTCCGAATGGTGAATCGGATGCGTTTCCTGTATTAGAACTAATTCTTGCACTTGCTTCTACGGGTTTTGAATACTCCTTAACCTTATCACCTGTTCTGTTTCCCTCATCATCCACCTCGTCTATCTCGCCCAAGTATACTTGATACCAAAATGTAACTTGATTCTCGGGTAAATCTTGTACAACCATGCAATTTACCTCCTATATGATATAGGTCTTTGTAGGTATGTTGCTAACGGCTACGTTGATACTCTCTTCGCCTGTTTTTCCCCATACCCTTGTTACACCTAATTCAGTAAATTGTTGCAGACCGCCCCTTGATTCGGCTGAATAAACAGTCTTGGCTATGTCATAAATCTCAAATTCGTAACGATCATAAAATTCTTGAAGCTCAAATTCATTAGGAACATCATCACTCTTCCAAAAATAATGATTTTTCGCTAATTTTTTAGCACGTTCAAGGAGTACGGATATTTCATTGTCGGGCATATCGCCAATAATTGTCTTAGCCATATTCAAATCCATATCCATACCTCCTCTCTAATTAACCTTGCTGAACTATGAAATCAGCAATTATATCAGCTTTTGTATCTGAATCGGTGGTTGTCATCGAGTAGCCCAAACTATCGGCTAACGCTAAGATTTCAGCCTTTGTCATTGCATTAAGGCTTTCCTCTGTGTAGGTCGTGTTTCCACCTGAACTACTCTCTGTTATTCCCCCAATGCACTTGGTAACTTTGTTGAAATACCTGTGAACTTAGCTGACATCCACTCAGGACCATGATCTAAACCAATCTGTCCGAATATCTGATAGTTCACACCGGCACCTGTCTTAGCAAGTTCTTCTAAGAAGAAGTTACCCTTGCCCGGTACAGGCTGATATACCGGTGCCATGATTGCAGGATCAAATAATACGGCTGTTCCAGCAGGTAAGCTGTCGAATAATGCGACACCAACCTCACCAAGTGGAGTAAGAACTGTTGTAATCTTTAATCCGTTTACATCTCTTGCACCCGGTACGATTGTGAGTTTGTTCTGCTGAGCATCATAATTGAGCTGAAGCATTGTAGTTGCATCAACACCAAGAATAATATTCTCTGTGTTTGCACCCTGATCGTGGATAGCCTTTAAGCCCTCTGCAACATTCCAATATGTAAGAGCTTTGTTAGCCATAGGAATTGCATTAGTTGTTATAGCTGTTAAAAGTCCACGGGTCTTATTTACTTCAGTATCAGATGTAGCCTTGTTGTACTCTCCATTAAGGAATGTGTACTCAATATCGGCCGCTATCTTATCCATTCTACGCTCGATTTGGAAAGCTAACTCATCCTGTGGATTGGCCTGCTGACCTGCGGCATTGATGCCCTGAAGTGTTCCCATGTTAGACTGCTTACCATATGAAACAGATACAGTCTTTTGGAAAATCTGTGTTACGTTAGTAAGCTGAGTTCTTGTCGTTGACTCCGGCTGTGGTGCTGTGAGAGATGCTGTCTCTGAGATAGCCGGTTGTTCACCTGTCTGTACGTTGTAATACTGACCGCAAGCGAACTCTACATGATTTGTTACTAATGGCTTTGCGCCAATCATTGTTGAAAATGGTGTTGCCTTTTTGCCCTTGCTAAAAAGCAAACCGCTAAAATTAGGTACTGCAAAACTTGTTGCTCCTGCCATTGCTTTATCCTCCCTTGTTATACTTGTGACTTATTGGCTTTGGATTGTTCTAAGAGTGCTGTAATGGCCGCTCTTGTGTCACCATCATCCATAGCGTCATTGAACATCTTGGAGTAATCAACTTCTCCTTCATTTCCTGACTGTGGTACGGGCATTTCCTTTAACAAATCTGCCCTCGCCTGTGCATAGGCGTCCTTTTTTGCGTTGGCAAGAAAATTATTAACACCCGCCGTCCAAGCGTCCATATCACCATTAACTTCATCTAGTGCCATCTTTCCGGCTTCTTCCTCGCCGAATCCCAATTTGAGGTAACGGTTCGATGCTTTCATTACAGCAAGTTCTTTTTCAACGGCTGTAATATGCTCTTCCTGTTCTCTCTTAGCCTCAGCCTCGGCTTCTGCGGCTTGTTCTTCAGCTGTTTGCTTTGCACGTAATTGCTTACGCAAGTTTCCTTCAGATGCACATAACTTGTCGTAATCGGTTTTCATTCGAGCCTTATCAGCTCTTTCCTGTGAGAGTTGTGCTAATAACCCTTCAACTGTGTACTCTTCGCCACCTTCATTAGATGGTGTTGAATTGTCGTTGTTAGGATTTTTCTTACTTGTGTCCGTCTTTTTCGGTTCGTCTGTGTTTGCCTCCTTACCCGCTTCGGGTTTTTGTGAATCCTCAGCGAAAAACTGCAAATTCATAGTCATAGGAAATGTTTTTGTTTTCATAAAGTTGTCCTCCTGTTTGATGTGTCCCTGTTGTCTCAGGGTTGCATTTGTTCTACCTGTTCTTTCAGGTGTTATTCTTGCGTTTTATTCTCTTCTCTTCTCTGAGAAGTTGCGGTTATACTCTTCTCTGAGTTTTATGATATTCAGCATGATTGCTGTTATATCCAAAAATAAAAGCCGAGAATTATGCGATACTTTCACATAATCTCGGCTCTAAATGGCTCTAAATCTTTTTTATTAAATTTCTAAACATCTGCATCCGCAAGTTTCGTTTGCCGGTGCGCCCAAGCTATCGTCAGTTGGAAATAGTAATTTATATCCGCCTACTGTAAAAGGTTCGTTGATAGGTACGGTTTGCATATTTGCCAATGCGTGTGTACCTCGCACCTTTTCGTCTTGCATCGTTTCCCATGTATGTGTCAATTGCCCCGATGCTACCAACTCTTTGTGGTTAAGGTAATTATAAATCCAATTGGTTTCATAATTTGCTATCCGTTCGGCTCTATAATCGCCCCACTCATCACCGCCAAATGCGGATTTTAACCATGTCGGTATCAATTCCTCGGGTACACCGATTCCCAACATAATAGAATTGACAAAATCTATATTTTCGGGATCCGTGTCGTTGACTGTTTTCTTATTAGTTTGTTGCACATAATTAGCAAATCTAGTTGCTTTGGCGTTTACTTCTGTGTCATATATTGCCGTCTTATCAACACTCTCAACCATTGCGATATATAAAGCTATGAGATCGTCCACATAATCGCCATCGGCTTTTTCATGTAAAAATCGACCTGTTTTAATGTCATTGTATACAATCAAAAACCACTCATGCACTTTTCGTTCAAAGACTTCTGCTGTTGCAATTCGTCTTTTCTTTTCAGTTGGAGTTAGATTCATCTCATCAAAAAAATCAGATGGATCATATTTATAAGACTCTTCGACAATCATTTTATTCTCCTAATATAAGTGGGGATATGTATAAAACATACCCCCATATAAATTAAAGTGCTGTGCATATAACCTCAATATCGGCTGTTGCCTCCTGATACTCACTTGTCTCAGCAGACTTAACAGTTATTGTGGCTGTTCCCTCACTAACTTCTTCAATTGTGATTGTTGTACCCTCAACGCTTACTGTTGCAACTTCCTCATCAGAAGATACCGCTGAAACCGCGCCTGTAGCCTCTGTTACTGTTACTGTGTCTGTTGCCCCAACGCTTTCAAGAGATACGTTGTCTTTTGATAATGTAATTGTTCCGGCAGGCTTAACGATGTCGGCGATAACTACATTAAGTGTCTTTTGGTTGCTAATTCCCCAAGACTCAACTTCTCTTGCTAATACATCACTCTCAACTCCTGCATATCCTTCAGAATTAAAAGTGATAATATCTCCTGTACTATCTGAGATAGTTACAGACATTTTTGTTGTGGTACAAGTTTCCATAAATGTCTTTAGTGTCATGATGCGCCTCCTTAATTTTTAATAAATTATTGCCCCAACACAATGCCTTGAATAGAGGGGGTTACAACTATTCGTGCTACTATGCCAAGGCAATATATGTCACTCTTTTAGTTGAGACTTATTCCGTTACACCCGCTACTTTTGAGGGTTGTAACGACTTTTCGCTCTCGTCTTTCTTCTCGTTATCTGTACCGCCCTTGCCCTCTTCGTCAATATTGGCATTTGCGTTCAGAATCACATTATTACTCTCGCTTGTATTCTTTTCGGTATCTACTAATTTCTTTTGGATGCCATCAATAATCTCTTTACTATCTAGCCATGCTTGTTGCGAATCGGTAAACAATCCGACCGTGTTAAATGCGGTGAGTCCGTCTACACCGGCATTGATAAGTGAAACTAAGGCATTAGTCTTGGATACCAAATCGTATGTCTTTGTACGACAGAATCTAACTTCAACATCGGCAACCTCTATGTCTTTCAGTCCATCATAAGGTCTTTTATCAGCCTTGATTATCTCTATGGCAACCTCAATCATTTTAAGTTCAGGTTCTATAAATCGTTGTTCTACACTCTTAGCCGAAATTTCCAAACATTGCCATCCGTTAGATAATTGCATTGCTCCTGTAGTGGATCCGCCACTTGCCTCTTTCCATGATGGTGTTGCCGTTATTTGTTCTAATACATCGGTTAAATGCTCAACTAATGTCTGTACCTGTGCCTCGTCTAATGTCTGATTAAGATATGTTATCTTAGCTTCATGACCATCACCATTGGATTTAGTCATTATAACGCCATCGCCATCAACGAGTTTTTTCTTTTGTTCCGCATCAATTCCGCAATTATGCATCCACAACAGGGATTGAACGTGTTGCATAATGTCATTGATTCTGTCGGAATCTATAAGATTGATTGCATCAAGTACAGGTATTGCCTTCTCAAACACCCCCATCCTATCGTTCAATGAAAACTCAATAATCGGTATTGTTTTCAGAACATTGGGTATTATTTTCTCTTTTAATGAAAATACACCTCTGTCGGTATTTTCCTTTTCGGCCTCAAAGCATAATTTATCTGAATATGCTGTAAGCCTTATATAGCCGTCCTCGCATACTGAATACGTGCATCCAAGAACCGGCTCTCTGTAAGCATCATTTGAATAGACAACGAATGTAGTTAAAGGATTTGTAACAAGTATCTCGAATGGGGAATACTTCTTATCTCTCAGTTTTTCCCTCATTGGCAAAATCATCTGATAGCCGACACCACAGATAAAAAGGTTTCTCGCTAATTCCATATCCTTAGTGCCTTTTGCCTGTTCCATAAAGGCTTTATTAAGTAAAGCTATCTTCTTGTCATCGTCCTTTTCGTTTTCTTTTTCTTCGTCTTTACCCGTTTCAACCTTTGCTCTCTGTACTAGGGTTATGGGGTTAGAAAAACAATATCCGGCGTGCATATCAACGATTTCTGAAGCACGATTCTCAACGAGACAAAAGTTGATGTTTGGCCTGATTTCCTTTTCTCGATCTAATATCGGTTGTTTGCCCTTTTCATAGTTAAAAAGAAAAATCTCGTCTGCAACATTCTTTTGATGCTCGTTGTAGGCTTTTGTTATAATCTCTACAATATTCTCTTGGGTTATCTCCGTTTCATCTGTCATAATCATCTTACGACCTAATGTAGGGGGTAACTGTCCTGCGTTTAGTATCATAACACAGCCTCTCTCTCGCATTTATCTAATTCAATTTTGACCTCTTTCTTGCATCCTTTGCACCAAACAACCACTACACCTTTTGAATTTTCACTTGTCCTGAATAGTAGTTTTTTGTGTCCGAACTTTTTGCAAGTAGGACAAAATACATCTTTAAGATTCATTGTAAACCTCTCTAAATTGTGGGCGACAACCTATGGGGATTGCCGCCCTATCTTTAGGAGAAAAATATGAATTTTCTAATCCATTTATACATTTATAATTTACAAAAAATAAAGCAAGGTGTAAATCAAAAACCTTGCTTTATCGCTTATACCGATATTTTCAATCAGTTACTATATTATTCCGATTTATTTTCAATAATTTTGAACCCGAATGGTGGCTTTCCATCTACGATTGATTGCAAATGTGCCTTTACATCCTCATGGATATTATCACCCCTCGCTTCTAAAAGATCCTTGGCCTCTTTTTGTAATGCCTCAAACACTTCCGGCGATAACACTTTATCAAACATTTCCTCAAACTGTGGAAATAGCAGATTGTCATAATTCAAAAGAACCAATCCGCATTTATTGTTCGGGTACATCCACCTGTATATGAAATTCCACATAATGAAATTTGCCTGTTGTGCTGAAATAGGATGTTCCTTAATTACCGCTAACATTGCCGCAAGTCCTGATGCCGTTATTGCGTGAGCTATTGTTCCATAGTCGTGTTCATACCCATTAACAATCTTATTGATAAAAGTGTTTAGGGTAGTCGTGGTAACATTCTTCGCTTTGTCGTACCACTTATCCTGTACGCTCATTTCCTCAGTTATCTTTTTCCTTGCCATCCTCATACCTCTTATCTTTCCTCATAATCTTCGCAGTAATCTTTATAGTCCGTCCACACTCCGTTATTGTCACTATCCTTTGATCTGCATATTGTTACTTCAAAAGCCTGCGCCATACATATAATCATATTTACATTCCCACTTTGTACCATCAGGCTCAATCATCTGTGCGTAATAGGGTTTACCGCTCTGGAACAGGAACTTGTGACCCTTGTATTCAAAGTGAATCTCACCGTACTCATAACAGTCTGTATCTTCATCGGTGTACTCTACCTTGATTATCCCGTCTGACGTTGCCTCATATATAGCCGGAAGTCCTTGCTTGTGGCACATTACCCTTATATCGCCGTCACCCAGGATCCCGTGATGGATGTGGTTTATCCAACCATCTGTTATTCCCTCTTCTTTTCTTTTAAGCAGAGAAATCCATATCCTTGCGCCGCTCGGTACATTTTCGGAGGATGTGCCAAATGTTTCCTCAGCAATCGCAAATGTGGCAACATCCTCTTTATCCTCTCTTCTTTTGCCGTTGCACCAGACAAAAGCACCGTAATCACTATATGCCATAATTAAGTCTCTACCTCCCTGATAAAGTCGTGGGTCAGAGTCGAACCCCTCTGCACACCACGGTCTACTGCCGTTCGCCTCAACTGGCACAGTAGGACTCGAACCTACGACTTCCTGATTAACAGTCAGGCGTTCTACCAACTGAACTATGCGCCATGAATTTTCTCAGTATCGCCGAGAACATTGGGAAAGAGGCGGTGGGAACCTTATTCGCAAGAGCTACGCCCACAGGAGGAATCGAACCTCCACTCTACACCAAGTTCGCTCCGCTCACCTTACTTCAATGCGTTTTTCAGCACCTTGCCCGGAACGAACTTCGGTGAAATCCTTGCCGCAATAGTCATGGGCTGACCTGTGGACGGATTTCTGCCGGTCTTTGCAGCTCTCTTGACTGCCTCAAACTTGCCGAACCCTGTGATCTGCACATTACCGCCGCTCTTTAAGGTGTTAGTCACAACCTCTGTGAAACCGTTTACGGCTTTTTCAGCATCTTTCTTTGAAAGCCCGGTCTTTTCCGCAAGTGCATTGATAAGTTCTCCTTTGTTCATTGTGTTATCCTCCTTTACATCCACATAATTGCTATATTAAGTGCGGCGAACAATACCGCGCCCAAGCCAATCCTTATGTTTTTCCTATCGCCTTTGGAACCAAACAATATAAGTATACTCATTACGGCATCCAAAGTTGATATGATAGTTTTAAGAATTATTAAGGTATTCATTTCAATTTCCTCCAATAAAGGGGCTGTTGGAATCGAACCAACATCAACCATTAACCCCCTCTGCCCAACAAGATAAGGTAGCGGGAAACCTTGCTGAGCATATTGTCCGATTGTCCGTCTCGGATTGTCCTAAGCTATTGCTGTCACACTTTCTACGTGGAATCTACCATAACCCTTACCACCATAGTGCCTTTTTTGATTTTGTTCACTTGACTGAACATATTTGGAGTATAATGGATTTGATATTGTTAGTCAAGTACATTTTACAACTTTTCTGATAAATTTTTATTTTTTTGTTCTATCTACTGAACTTTCAGGGCATTTTAACAAGAACTCAACCCTAATTTCAAGGGCATTAGCGAGATCATACACCTTGTCTATCGAGGGATAACGAGTGTTGTTTTCCCATTCGCATAGTATATTTTGAGACATTCCTATCTTTTTTGCCAACTCGTATTGAGTATATCCCCTCTTTTTCCTAAATCTCTTTAAGTTTTCAGCAAAACAATATTCCATAACTATATACCTAACTCAGCTCTACTTCCGACTTCAACCTGACCGCCCTCTAATTCCTGAACATACAATGCGAACATGGCTAACCCATCCGGTGCGTCATCGTGTTTATTCTTGCCTAATTGTGTGTAACTACATAGGTAAGTCATCATATTGCCGTAGTCAGATTTCGGATCATACTCGGTCGAATCCTTAAAATATATATGTTCTTTAACCCAAGGGCTATTTACTATAATCTTGGTTTCCTTATTCTGTGTAGTGTATTTCTTGGTTATGTGGCATCTACCGCCCTTTTCTCTCATAAGCTCTTCCACCTTATTTGCCGTTCTTGAACCCTCTTTGTTAGACTCAAACTGTGCTTGCTGTACCTTATGTTTTACAAGCATATTAGCATTGAGTTCATCAAGTGTGCCTGGGTCTATGTTCTTAAATACCACATCTTCAAGGTAAAATCGTTCGCCATATTGATAAAATACCCCAAGAAAGTTGAAGTCAGTACCCGTATCTTTGGTATCACATATAGCGAGTATGGCATCGGGTTCTTTTGTATTGCCCTCATCATCCACAGGCAAGCCGCCTAAGTATCGTTTCAGCTCTTCAGGATGATAAAGTATACCCTCGCGCTCTATCGGATCAGACTTAAATAGACAACGATACGACACATCATCCATAGATAGTTCCATATCATTAAAATATTTCACATCGAAACCAACATCATAGTCGTAGTCGAAGTTGCTTTCGCCTGTCTTAGGATCAATGTCAGGCACAGCTATAAACTCCGCCCTCTCGCTGTTCTCATATAGTCTTTCCAATCGTCCTATAACATCATGTACGGACCATCTTGTTGCTATATGTATCTCTTTGGCCTTTTTCTTTTTTCGGGATTTTAAGTCGGTCGTGTATTCACCATACAACTTATCAAGACGCTCCTTAGATAATGCCTCCTCGATACCTGATACTAAGTCATCCACATAGAGATACCCCTCACAACGTGTAACACCCGTCAAAGAGGCTCTAATCGGTCTACAGGTAAGAGTCTTAAAGGGTTGCCATCTATCGAGGTTTATGGTTTCCTCCTTAGCGTTAGTACCCTCAAATTGCACATTAGGAAATACATCAGACCAACAATATTCATTTGACTTGATGATATTAAGAACCGCATCATAAAACATCCTTGTCATATAGCCCGAATGTGATGACATAAGGTTAGGCGTGTTCGGGTAATGCCCCATCACAAACGATATAAAGAACTCTCCGAGGGTTGTATTGTGCGTTATCACATAATTATTCGTGATATAAAGGTGGCTTTCATCATCAATGTAGATACATTGGCACTCTTCCTCACCTACATATCGAGTCTCTTTTATAAATCGCTTAATCTCCTTGCGCTTGAATGTATATTTTTCCTGTTTACGTTTTATAGTAAAGAGATCATCCATCCCAGAACTAAACTGCATTGTTACGATATAAGCATCACGGCATCTTACATATTTGCCATTTTTATCCTTATAACCACTCTTCTTCTCCTTAACACTTGCGTAACCGCCAAGAGAATGAGCCAACTCTCTTACATCGTCTGCAAGTTGCTTTGATACTGTGGCATACTGTATGCTGTGTTTATCCGCAAATCCATCTGTATCTAATAATCCTCTTAAAAGCCATAAGCGTTGTTCGTAACTGCCATATAAATACTCTTCCGGGATATGTTTTTCGTAACTGCGTTTACCCCATAAGTTGTATTTTTCAAGTGCCTGCCTCATACTGCATTTTATGAACTGACCCATTTTATTTCTCTCTGAGTAATTCTCTTTTATGCGGTAAGTGATTTCGCTTTTGGCAGATAATTCAAATCCATCCGGCAGAAATCTCAGCAGATTATCCTTAACTTCGTCATCTTTCGTTGTAACATCAAGGTTTCCACTACTTAAAGAGCCATCTCCTATAAGAACACCCATAACATAAGGGTGTATCTCGTATTCTTTTTCCTCAAACTCAATTCTCGGTACATAATCTACCGAGTAGTTCGCCCTATTGTTATTCTCTACGGTTAAATTGGGTAACATTTCACTCAATGGTAATGTCCGATATTTCGGTACCGGATGCCTCTTTTTATTGCGATCATCCCTTGTCTGCACGGTCCATAAGTGATCTATGGAACAACGAACCGTTGAACCATCATCAAAAACAACATCGTACATCGGCTTCTTTCCCTGCGGATATACACCAAGTACCGTACTTACAGTTCCCCTGCCGGAAATAACTTTATCGCCTACCTTTAAGCTATCATTACGCACAAATCCGTTCGGTGTCAGCACTTTAGCATCCATAGCCAATGCCTTGCCGGTGCCTGGAGGCATACTAATTGACAATACATCCAAGTCATCATTAAGGAGTCGTTGCATTTGTGCGACAAGCCACCTTAATTGTTTTCTTCTCGGCAAATAGTATTGCTCTTCAGGATCCCTATTTTTTTCAACATACAGCATATAGGAGTCTAAATCCTTATGAACACTTGCTAGATATAAAAGGCAATCCATATATACCTCGTAATGTCTCGCATCTGTTCGTGCGTGTTGCAATGACTCTTTCCTTGCCCTATACGCAAGTTTTTTCGAGAGAAGTAAATCCTCATCCTTAACGGCATTTGCCATTCCGAGTAACGATAACAATGTATCGGGAAGGCTCATGTCTTGCTTATATAGTCGCCGTATGATGTTTTTCTTCTCAGCTAATGTATAGTCAGCCATTACTCACCCTCATACCTTTTTGTCATCAATCAACACATCAGGACATGGCGGCTCTGTGGTTTTTATTCTAATCTTGTGTTCGTTCATTTATCCTGTCCTCCAACACCTTGATTGTTGTAAAAAGTGACACTGAACATACAGATGCCGCAATTCTCCACTCGTCACACCAATCTTCTAGGTCATCAAGGTGTTTTTCTATATTATCCTTGCTAATCATGACTATCAATTCATTAAGTTTTTCAATCATATCTACTCCTTTGGCATATAGTAATATCTATCTGATTCTTGGAATATCTTTATATTCTTAACTGTCCTAAGTGACGTGCCATCCGATATAACAAAGTCAGCTACCGCACTCATTCCCGAGCAGAAGCACTTTTCAAGCATTTCATCGTATACTTGTGCCGTTCTCTCAGGAGTATCATATATACCCAAGACAATATCCATAGCGGTTGTTGTGGCAATAATCTTGTCCCGTTCTAATCTGACGCTAATTACATTGTCGATATTAACTACCTCGCAACGCTCGTAATCAATAATATACATATCAGTCCTCCTTTACGGGTACAGCGGAGATTACCCTTGCACCGCTCTTCTTTCCGTACATTTTCATTATTGAGGCCGATGCATGAACACTATCTATGCTCCTAAATCTCACTTTCATTGTTCTGCCCTTTTTCGGTAATTCAACTGTCAGTTCGTATAATCTCTTTTTATGTTTCATCTTCCAACGCCTTTATGTGCTTATATACAGTAGACATATTAAGATTAAGCTGTTTCGCAATCTCTTTGACCGGCATACCACTATTAGACAGCCTTAAAATCGTTTCATCGTTGACTTTGCCCCTTTTCCTTTTGGGGAGAAATCTAGCCTTGACTCTCTCACCACTTTCAACAGTCAGCATTTTCAACTCGCCATCAATCAGCTTGTATACCCGGTCGTTCTGTTCGACATAAAATCTCACAGGGCAATCATCCTCTTCATAATCAGGAATGAACCTCTTGAAAATCTCGTTATACTGTCCTGTGTTACCAAATACTCGCTTCATAACGCACATAGCAATTCCAACTTCCTCGCTATAAGTATCACCATCCTGACATCTAACAACCGTCTTGGAGCCATCCGTCCATAATACGACTGTAACAGGGTCATTAAAGATTACTTTTTTGATATTCAAAATTTCTACGGTTCTATAACCGCTTTTCCGTTCTTGTGTTCGATCCATAAGACCTAATGCTTCTCTCAAATTATCTATCATTTTCTGCTCCTTATTTGTTCACTAGACTGAACGATTGCATCAATAAAAAAACTACCTGTAGGGTTTTAACGCATTATTAAGCACCGATTGAGGTGTTACACTACGCTTTTTCGCAATATTTAATAGCTCAGTAATATCAACGCCCTCTATTTTGGTTGTTGATGTACTATTATTAGCTGTAACCTTGATACTCTCACCATCATAGGTAAGTTTTCCTGCCATCAAGTCCCTAATTGCATCTTTTAAGAACTTAGACACCGGCACCTCTAACCCCTCTATCAAATCATAAAGATACTTCTTTTCATCCTCAGTAACCCTAAATGATACTGTCGTAGCCATATTTGTTCTCCTTACAGTTCATACCCATACTTCTTCAGAAATTCCTCAGTAAATTCGTCTAACTTGACCGAACCGCCCTCTTTCTGAATCTTCTTGAAATGCTCATAGATTTTCTTTGCCCTTTGTTTCTCTTTCTTCTCTAACGCCGTCATCTTTGCCATTTTTACCTCCTTAAATTGCACTTTCAAACTCTGCTACCTTACATAAAGGTACTAAATCGCCTTTGAAATTGATATATTGGTTCACTAATTCACCTTCATATTCAGATACAGACCACATTACCACCCTTGCACGAACGACTATCGCAGAAAATATGGCTCTTTTTGTCCTTATACGAATCAATGTTGCATAATCGATCTTTCGCACTATCTTAACTATCATCCTCGCCACACCATCTGAGCCATTTTATTGATTGCATCCTGTGGTTCGATACCTTTACTGTCACAGGCATCTAGGAAATCACTTAAATCAAGATTTGCAGACTCATCCATTTGAACAGTTACATTGATTTTGCCATTGTGAAACTCTAATTCACCACTATTCAACATATTCGCCAAGTCAATCATTACCCCTCTTATAGTTGAATTACTCGTTTTAATGGCTGTATCAATTATATTCTTACTTTCATTTGGTATTCTCGCGGTTATTACGCTCGTCTTTGTACTTGCCATGTTATCTCCTTTCGGTGTAGACACCACTCTGACAAGGCTTTCAGCGATTTTTCATGCCGATTTTGAGTTGGTGTATACACGATATTAGCCCTTTTCGATTTTTGAAAAAAATTCAGAGTTACCTATTTTCAATACTTTTCGCATTTATGCGAAGAAATTTTTTAGGATTTTTGGTGTATACAGTTTTTTCGACTGAGTTCTGAGTAGTTTTTCCATTTTATATGGCTTTCTTCGTGGTATGAACCCTCTTTTTAGTGTAAACACCCTTTTGCATATTTGGGGTACTCAGAGGGGTTAGTGGCTACCAAGCCTGCGCCCCACAGACCCCCCACCGAGGCCCGCCGGATCCGCCGCCGTCCGCCCCGGGCGTTGATATATATGCAATAGTTCGTTTTTGTATAGATTAAACGAACCCCAAAACGGTGTTATTACTCACTTTGTGGGAGTTTTCTTTGTATTGCGTCAATAGATGGTAATGCTTCAAGGCGTGAAGTAGCTTTAACCTCTATTTTTTGTTGTTGCACGTAATCGTGGTTGTTATTCATATCAATAGCAAATACCACAGGCGGGATCTTCCCCTTCATGGCTAATTGCTTTTTATAGCTTGCAATTGCCGTTCTAAGTTCCTTTATAACGTCGGAATACTCAGGACTGCGCGACGTTTCCCAGTCATACAAAGTACTTCTATCAATACCAGCAAAAGAACAGAAGCCCTCTATATCAGGTATAAGCTCATACCCCGTATTGTTATATGTATCATTTATATAATTTATATATTCATTTACTACATCGCAAAAGCTCTCCACGGTCGGATACTTCCGAGGCCTGCCCCCTCCCCTCTTCTCTTCTACTATATCGCCGTTATCGGTTGTTGTTATTTCTCGATTAAAGCCCCTTCTAAATGCATCAAGTAGGACATTCGGTGCTTCATGTTCTGTATTCTGTATAGGTTGCCTGCCTCTCATACTCTCATTATAGTTATTTATTCGGACGCCTCTTACATCCCTCCCAGGCTTGCCCTTGCTTCTATCACTCATTATAATATACCTCGTTTAATATAGTGTATACACATATTATTATATTGTGCCCTTGTCGTTCACTCAAGCGGACGGAAACGGCATATAAAAGACTTTTACTATATTTATATAGAATAATACAATAAAAGCCATCTATGGACGCTCTGCGCCTTCTCTTATCTCTATTACAAGGCTACACCCTAACCCCCTGCATATCTTCTCCATGTCCTCACATCTGAAGTTATCCCTTTTCAATTGTTGGTTTAGATTTTGGCGTGTAGTTCCTAATTTCTTGGCTAAGTCCTCAACGCTCATATTTTTTCTTTTTAATACGATCCTAACCTTTTCGGCAAAAGATAACTCCATCAGGGTGCCTCCTCTATTACTTCATAGTTTATATTGTATATTCTAGGGTTTACAATGTCAAGTATTTAATTGTGTAAACTGCACAATTTACAGTTCGTTTTTTAGTGCATTATTTCGTACATTCTACGCTTGACAATGTAAACTTTAGGGTTTACAATATAGACAAGTTAAAACGAACGGCAAAAAGAAAAAACGAACTTTAACCGCTCGATTAACTCACATTAGAACATTAACAACATCATATAAAATGTACCCGAAAAGTCCATTGTATAACCACACGAACCGCGGGCGCGTCCCGTACATAGTCAATAGTTATATAACACTTAGTAAGAAGAGATTTTATGCAAGACATTGTTATTCGTTCTAATTCAGAACCAAAAAAAATATAGGGAGTGGAACATAAGAGAATGAAACGCCACTATAAAAAAGGTTATAAGGTCCAAGGATGACCGCCTCACAAAAAAGCCTATCGCCTGTAATGTGGCTCTTCGGTGTGTAGTAAGTGAAGCCGCTGTATGTATGACTTGTGAATATAAGCTGTATGTATAGCAAGTAACAACAGCATCGGGACCGGTTGCAAGCCCGGATGGAAAACACAGAGCAAAGGCAAAACACAACGCAATTATTATTTTATGAGGAGGATGCATTATGTTTAACATTTTTATTACTAACTTAGGAAAATACAACGAAGGTTTTTTAATCGGTGAATGGCTCGAACTTCCGGCAACGGATGAGGATATAGAGGCCTGCCTTGAACGTATCGGCATAAATGACTATTACGAAGAATATTTTATAACAGATTATGAGAACGACTTCGGCTATGAAGTACCGGAATATGTAAACCTTGAAGAACTTAACGACATTGCGGAACAATTAGAGGATGCGGATCCGGACATTGTAAAGGCCGCTAATTACTTTTATTGTGATATTGACGAAGCTATGGAGCATCTCGATGATATTATGTATGTAACAACGCCGGGAACATTTGAAACTGAGGCAGAAGCTATCGGGTATTATTACGCCAACGAAGTAGGATGTCTTGACATACCCGAAGCTATAGAGAATTATTTCGATTATGAGTCATACGGCAGGGATATAATGATTGAGGGTTCATTTTATACAGCAGATGACGGCTCAATATATGAATTGGTTGCATAAACAACGGGGGCGGCTCCTCTGGAGCCTCCTCCTCTTTTTTGTGGAGGCTATATATGATTATAACAGATAATGACAGAGCTAAATTGATTGTTGATAAAGCTAAAAAATGCAGTGTTGCGTGGGGTGTATTGCGTAACTATTGCAAGTTGTACGCCCTTAATTTAGAGGGGGCATCTATTAACATTAAAAAGGATATTGAGCCGGGCATATATGCGGCAAGAATTGAGATGACATCATCCGGCAATGAAGCGCGTGTGTATGGTTTTGTATACGATAACAACGGCGATATATTAGCATCCGCCAATAAATTGAGCGCGGATCCGGCCGCTTATGCAGATGTTGCCCGCTATTGTGGGGCGTTTATGGAGGCGTTCAATATGTATATAGATTTGAATGATTTATATTAAGGGGGTTTTGATTATGACTAATAATTTAACTGATAAAATATTTATTGATATTTACGGAATGAGCCGGGAGGAAATATTGAGCCGTCTATCTGATGCAATAAACGTTATAGACAAAACAGACAATAACGACGGCTTGGGCGATGACTTAATGATGATAATAGGAATATTAAGAAAAGAATGGAATATTGAGGAGGTATAACAGGAGGTAAAAAGATATGAAAACAAACGAGTTTTATTTCAACGAAGACAACGTAACAATCATAATTGAAGAGTTTGAAAACTTAAAAGAAGCTAAAGACATGATAAATGATTGCTTTATCAACAATCGTGAATATTTCGGCGAAGATGATAATTTATATATTCTTTATAAAGATGGCAGTGAATATGTCTTATCAAGACATATGGAAATGGGAACATATAAAAAGACAAACATTAAAGCTGTAGTTATTGATAATGGTTATACTTATCAAGTTTACGGCGATTACTATTTGAATGATGATGCGATAATTGAAGTTAAGTAATAAAAGTGAGGTACAAAGATATGAACATTATAAAACAAGCAACTAACAAAGAAGGGATAACATGGGGAATTATCGCAATAAAGAACACATTTATTATAGCTTATAAAGAAGGTGATACATGGTATTTGACCGATTATAAATACAGCGATCCTGACCCAGCTATTAAACATTTTAACGCATACACATATTAAGGAGGTATAAAATGACGAAGTTTTATATTGACCCTTGCAATATTGAAATGCTTTTACACCAAAATGAAGCGGAATATATAACAGGCTATGAGGGATGCCTTCAGGATAATGCACTATATGAAACTAAGAACGGCTATATGGCCGTGTATGAGCATTATTTGAATTGTTGGCAAAGTAATTTGATGGTTGTATTCTCTCGTGTAAGAAATGAAATTGATTTGATTGTTGATGAGTTTATACAAAATATGGAGGCTTACATTGATGATGACAATTGATATGTGGTACGGAAACAAAATACAGGAAATCAACGGAATCATTATAAATTTTAGTGATTGCGACGGTGTATATTGGGGCAATGTATACATTGATGAAAAAATGGTTGGAGATTTTACAACACCCGATAGTATTGAGATTGAGGAAACATTTGCACAATTTGATTTTGATAAGGTATGGAATTGTTAGGAGGTATAAAATGAGTAGATATATATTGAGGGAGTGCGCGGATCCCGATTTTGGTTTTTATTTTGATTGTGATTGTTACAGCGAAGCCGCAGGCGGTTTTCAATATACTATTTTCTGTGTAACGAATGACCGAGGCAATTATTATAGCGGAGTCAATACAGAGGTTTTTCAATCAATTCATAATGAGTGTGAAGAGGTATTGAATGATATTGATGATATTATAGACGGCTATGGATATTATAAGAGTGTCAAGGAATGTATGATTTATAATCATTTACTCTACTCTCCCGCCGCCGCTCATACATTAAAAGAGCTATCGAGAAGTTATAATGATATTGAGCGTTTATGTGGCTATTTGAATATTAAAACAGGTTATAAATGGAACTCTATGGAAGTACATGGATATTGTCAAGGTGATTATGTGGAAGTGATATATTGTATTGATGTTTATAAGCCGGACAATATCAAGGCAATCGGTGAAATATATCTCGGTTGTGGTAAAGAGTTTTGCATGATTGAGATTGACGAAAACGGAAATGAGATTGATGCTTGCTACGGTTTTATTGTTGCTGATTGTGAAGCATGGACTGAGGAAGGCTATATTGAATGGTTTTGTAAGAATGAGGGCATTGATAAATCAAGCGTAACACTTGAATTGATTGATAGAATTGAGATAATACATAAGCCCGTTTACAAGACATATAATAACGAAATACATTATCAATTGAGAGAAGCGACAGCATAAAGGAGGTATGCAATAATGAATAACACATTGTCATTACATTGGCTTGATAAGAATTGGCAACACAGGGGATACGCAAACAACGTACACTTGATTATTGATTTTGATAATAAAGTCTATAGGCGACTCGTGAATTTTAAGATTCCGTCTTTTAATTGCAATCGTATTGAGGTAATGCGTAAAGCTGATATTGATGATTATATAAACTACCTTGATACTATGGGTTTTGAGAAAACAGATGATGAGATATTGAGATAAGGGGGTATTGAATTATGGGACAGAGATCACAAATATATATTAGGATTAACGATGAAAAAGGCAATAAACATCTAATTGCTAGATACTATCAATGGAATTTCGGCACACGCATGATAAGCCGTGCAAGAAGTATTATTGATTATTTACAAAGACACGAATGTTATCCGGGAGCATTGATTGATTATGACAGAGAACGCTTACATAGATACATGGATATTAACTTTGATTATAAAGACATTGTTATCGGACACAATATTCTTATGGAATATAATAATGGACTTTATGAAAACTTTATAGATGTATTCAATTGGCAAGATAGCAACGATGGACAATTATACATTGATATGATAATTGACTATAGCAAGAAGAGGAAAAACGGCAATTATAAAACGACTTATAAATATGCTTTTCGTGAGTATTGCAACGGTAACAAGCCGCTTACTCCTATTGAGTATATGGAGTGGGATTCACAAGCTGACACATGGCAGAATTGTTATCCTGACGAGGTAAAATATACCGAAAGCAATATGAGATATATCGAAAAGCACGCCGAACTTATGACACCTGAAGAATTACAAGAATATATCAACTATGACTATGAGGGAATTGAGGCGGTTCCAAAATTTTAGGAGGTAAGAAATTGAAAGAATACACAACGAGACAAGCATTGATTGATTTATACTATATGATTAAAAAAGCATGGACTAGGGAGGTTACATAATGAGTAGAACATTATATTTGAGTAAGAAACAGGCAGACGCAATGGGAATTGATTTATCAATCTACCCTTCCGCCGGACCCCGCCCCCATGTCTCGGGTATGAAAAAACTGTATTGGGGCAAGGATGCACATTGTATTCAACAAGGTGTATATGTATATAAAGTGCCTGAAGATATTTATGAGCAAGTAAGGGGGTATTGATATGGAGAACTTTTACAACTACACCATTGAGAACTACACATTGAGCGGTGAGGCTAAGAGGATGCTTGACTCCCTTGTGATTTATGTTTTCGATAACTTCACCAACGATGGCGAACTATTACAGGCAGGCATTGAGTTATTAAGAGTTGTTGTTGCTGATAATATCGGCATGGATGAGAATGAAATTATTGATAATTGGAAAGATTAAGGAGGTATTGATATGAGTATTTATAGAGGAATTATTGAGTTTACGGACGGCAGAAAATTTGATGATATATGGGTAAACAAAGAGGATGCTATGAGCTACTTTGAGCAATCGCCATATTATAACGGTTGCATCAGGGCGGAGCTTTTTGAAATGATTCCGGGTGAGGGTGTTCTCTATGAAAACAAGGTTTGTTTATATGAATACGATGTAAACGGTCACTATTATTATGATGTAAAGGAGGTGGCGTGATGACTATTAACATGGTATGGATTGATAAAAACTGGCAGTCAAGAGGCGTGGCAAAGAATAGATATTTGAGAATAAGACCGGATAATAAAACATTCTCATACGCTACATCGTATTGGTTCCCTCACGCACCCGGTACGGCGTACTTTGATAATGAGTTTATTGAGGTCAAGAGATTGAGAGACCTTGATGTCTATGTTAAACGGCTTATTGATGAGGGTTTTGAGGAAGTAAAGCAGATTGAAAAGGAGGTTATTTGATATGGTTATATCTATCAGTTTATCAGAATCGGATTTACAGAGGATAAAGGATGTTTTAGGCATTGATACCTATGATGATATTCACAAGGCTTTTATTGATGCTATGGACCACCTATTGAGCAATGAGGAAGAAAACAAGGAGGGCTGATATGGAATTTACAAGGGATGAGCTTTTACTAATGAGTGAGGGCATAATTAAGCTGATACAGGATGCAAGCAAGGCTATTGAGTTTGTGTCCTATGATGAGGCACAAAAACACATCAGGGTACACATTGAGGACTTGCAAGCACTCAATACAAAGATATGCAAGGCGGCTGAGGACTGATAATTTATCCCGGCTCGACTCCGGGACCGTCTTTTCACTATTGATAACAAGGAGGATTAAACAATGAATAAATATGACAAGGCATTAAATGCAAACAATAACTACGCTATTGATAACTTTGAAAGTTATCTTTCACGGCATTTTGACGTTGATAAACATACAAGTACACCAAATGGATTGATAAGAGAATTAAAGCATTTTGCAACTATTACAGATTAAGTGTATAGTGTAATTGACATTGTGTTATTATTATAAAGGGGTATCGAAATGAAAAGCAAAGATTATTACAAGGTAGCAGGTAAATGTAACAAGGCGATATGGGAGGCAGGTAAATATCTCGGACATCAGATTAAGAGTGGTAACAATAAGGTTGTTGCTGAAGAAGTAATCGAAAAGAACTATCGCACACCTTATATTATGCCTGAACCTAATAAGACGCTTATATATCATGACTCATGGGGACAGGTTGATACTGACCCATTCCTGGATGCCATTGAACGAGTATTCTTTGAGAACGGTATCATGGCAAGGCTTGAAGATGTAACGCAAGGTCCGACATTAACACAATTCAAGATGACATTAAAAGAATTAAAACACTATGACAAAGTGTTGAAATTGGAACGACAGATACAGGCGGCAACCAACGTTCCCGGTGTTGCCATTACACAACAAGGTAAATATGTTTCAATTGAGATCCCTTGTTATGTGGATGCTTTAAGGCTTGGCGATGTGTTGATTGACAATAACTTTAACAAGGGTGAGGGATTGACCGTTGCTATCGGACGTGCTATTGATGGCTCAAATGTATTAGCTGACATTGACAAGCTGAAACACATATTGATTGCAGGTGCATCCGGTAGTGGTAAATCAATGTTCGTCCAGGGCATGATATTATCACTACTCATGAAGCAGACACCTGATGATATTGAGATGTATATGGTGGATCCTAAAATGGTTGAGTATACATTCTATAATCCACTACCCCATTGTACCGTTGTCACAGAAACAAAGGATGCTATCTCACTACTCAATAAACTTACTAACACTATGGATGACCGTTACGGTATCTTATCCGAAGCCGGATGCCGTGATATTGAGTCGTACAATGAACAACATCCTGACAACAAAATGAAAAGGATTGTATTATTTATTGATGAGTTAGCGGATTTGATGCAGACAAGCAAGAACATTGTTGAGGCATCCATTGTAAGGATTGCTCAAAAGGCTCGTGCTTGCGGTATTCACATGGTATTGGCTACACAATATCCTGTTGCAAGTGTTGTAACCGGGTTGATTAAGGCTAATATGCCTACAAAGGTATGTTTCGCAGTAACCAACCCAACGGCCTCGGTTGTCATGTTAGGACAAGGCGGTGCCGAGAAATTGATGGGTAAAGGCGATATGCTGTATCAAACAGAAAAGGACATACGCCCTATCCGTCTGCAAGGTGGATTGATTGAGGAAAAAGAAATCTATAGGGTTGTTGGTGCATTGATGGAAAATCAGATATAGGGAGGGATATTATGGCAGGTAAAACAACTATTGCTTGTACGGATGAACAATATGAAACATTGATAACAACTATATTTCAAGGTGTGGGAACGGCTATTCAACCTAATCCGAGGATTGCTACAGTCCTTGAAATTGAAGCTAATACAGGAATAAGGATAGGCGATGTATTGAATCTTAAAAGGGGCGATATTATAAAGGACGGTAACAGATACCGTTTCAATATCTCGGAACAAAAGACAGGCAAAAAGCGTGCATTTACTGTGCCTAATGAAGTCTATGATTTCATAGAGGAGTATTGTGATATTGCCGGAATTGAAAAAGGACAAAAGATATTCCCTATATCGGTTAGGGCTGTGCAAAAACATCTTAGTCGTGTGTGTGACTATCTCGGTTATGAGAACATAGGAACACACAGCTTCAGAAAAAGGTTTGCATCTGAGGCTTATGAAAAGTCAGGCAACGACATTGAGTTGGTCCGTAGGTTATTACAGCACTCTTCCACTTCCATTACAAGCCGTTATATCGGTATATCGGATAAGAGGACTGAGAGTGTATTGAATGAATGTACCAATTTGATTAGGGCATAATAGGAGGTGTCTATGGGAGAAATTAAAGGAACAAAGAAAGAATTTTTTCTTCAAGTTGTTCAGTCAAGCAAACAGATAATTGATTTACACTGATAATATATGTTCGCTCTCTTAAAGGCTCATATTCACCTTTTGAGTGTTTATTGAGATTTTATCATTGATTAGATTACAATTGAAATATAAGGGGTGTAACACCGTGTAGAGTGGCTAATAAATGTAATCCACATTGAAAAGATTGCATTGATTAGATATAATGTAAAATATGTTACACAAGGAGGGGTTTATTATGAAGAAGAGATTATTGGCTATTACACTTTTATTATCTGTGACACTATTGAGTGGTTGCGGTTGTTCTAATTCTGCAACACCGGTAAATGAACCGGCAAGCCCAACATCAACAGGTGCGTCCGCTAATTCTGTATGGGCTAAAGACTACACAGACATCGCCAAATTTAACTATTATTTGGATGGCGATGACCTATATATTAAGAGGTACAAGGGAGGCGCGGGAAGAAAAATCAGAATTGCTCCGGCGTATCAAATTGATGGTAAAACGTATCATGTAGTATCTTTTGAGGATGCAACATTCATTTTTGGAAATGTGGATAGTGTTATTATTCCTAATGGTACAAGACACTTAGATGCTCCAACATTTAATTCTTGTGGTGTTAAGTTTGTATATTTGCCTAATACCTTAGAAAGTGTTGAGGATTACTTTTGGAGTTACTTTCACAATGTTGAGAAACTGTATTACGGCGGAACACAGGAAGAGTGGAATAACCTCTTCCACATTGAACGAGGTAAGCTCGATGTAAAAGAAATCGTATTCAATGCGAATCCTGATGAATTGAATTAAATCCTAGGGCAGATTAAATGTCTGCCCTTAATATCGACATTGATGTTTAGTTGATATAACACAATATGTTGTATTTATATGAAAATATGTTCTACAAATTGTATATATTTATGGTATTGACTTTCTGTGGCTACATTGATATTATATTGTTGTGGCTACAATTAGAAAGGAGGTTAGTATATGCCACGAACAGGCAGACCTAAAGCGGACAACCCAAGAGATGTAACAATTCGTTGTCGAGTTACTACGGAATTGAATAAGAGACTGGAAAAATACTGTAAAGAAAATAACGTGACAAAGAGTAATGTTATGGTTAAGGGTATTGAGTCCGTAATTAAAAGCAAATAGAGAGTTGCAAAACCCTTGAAAAGTTTCAACTCTCTACTCTCTGCCTCCCTACCATAGGTATTGAGGTAAATTTATTCTACCTTAATACCTCTGGAAAATCAATATTTTACGGAGGATAAGAAATGAATGATTTGAAATTAATTGATTCGGGTTTAGTACCTGTCTATGAGACAAGTACGGGTGACAAGGTTGTGTATGGTTCAGAACTCTGTGATACCCTTGCTGTTAAAAGCAATTATCGTGAATGGGTTTCTCGTAGATTCTCGGATGTAGATGCTATAGAAAACGAAGATTTTCAAGGCGTCGAAATTTCGACACCTTCCGGGCAAGCTCGAAAAGACCACATTATTAGGCTTGACATTGCTAAGGAAATGGCAATGCTTGAACGCAATGACACTGGAAAGCAAGTGCGAAAGTATTTCATTGATGTAGAAAAGAGATTTAAGTCGGCTGTTGTTGACCGCTCTTCTCTCTCACCACAGATGCAACTTTTCTATAGCCTTGCCGATAGCATGGCTCGCACCGAACTCGAACAGAAACGCCAGGCTGAGAAGATTGATGCCATCGAGCAGAAACAGAACGCCATTACTGATGCACTTGAACCGATACATAAAGACACTTGGCGCAAAGATATAACTATGAAGTTCAACCGCATACAGAGAAAAAGCGGCATACCTTTTGATGAGTTGCGTATTGACACTTATAAGGAACTTGACCGCAGAGCTGGTGTTGACACAGCAAGACGATGGCAGAATCGCCGCACTCGTATGAGAGTCAATGGCGAATCCGAAACTAATATCAGGAGACTTACGCGAATGGATGTTATTGAGTCTGATCGCAAGCTCAAACTAATCTATGAGAAGATTCTCGAAGATTATGAGATTAGGTACTCGGATCCTCAATATATCTAATTCCTTTGACGGAATACCTAACGGCATCGGGGTGTCTTATGATGTACCCCTTAGATTGCATATCCGACATATAGTGAAATACGCTTGATGTAGATTTCAACCCTACACCCTCGCATATTTCCCTTATTGTTGGCATGAACCCATTTTGGAGGGCATATTGTTTAATAAACTGATATATCTCTTTTTCTCGTGGTTTCAGGTTATTCAATGTGTCCTCCTAAATAATTGGAATTGTATTCACCGTCTGTGTTGGGTATCATCTCATATTCTTTATTGATTTCAACCTCGGTAATTCTTGCATTATTGTTCTTGGCTACTATTTTCGCCTTATCCTCATTATCATATACACCTATAAGGAATATCTCAGCTCCGTATAAGGCCTCATAGCCATTCTTAGTTATTGCATATACTTTCATTTTTAAGCTCCTGTAAAGGTTTGTCGTTGCCTTTGATGACAATTATATCATCAACAACTCCCCTATCATATTCAGCTAACTCTTCCAACGATAACGGATGATCTACTGTTATCGGTTCACCCTCAGAAAAAATATATTTATGTCGTTCAACCGGATATTGAACATTGGTTGAGTCTATTGCATCCTCAATTATTGATAAATGTTTATCATTTACAGCCATAACTCCCTCACTTTCTAACTATTACCACCGCTCCTACAATCAATAGTGCAAATACAATCATTCTCCATGATCTATTCCCTGCATTTTTAGTCTGCGCCTTAAAATATACTCAACATAGCCTTTGTACCTATCGCCATTTACAAATTCACCTTTTATAAATTCACTTGCCGTCACAAATTCAAATCCATTCTCAAAAGCCTTTTCGAGATGACTTGTATTGTCAATGTAAGTTCTTACAACCTTGTATTCATATTCTGTATCCATATTATTTATCTCCTTTTAGATCTACAATAAATGTGGTTGAGTTATGTTTTTCATATATTGGTTTGATTTTCTCAATAAATTTGACTAATTCCATTGCATAAGCCATGTACTCAACATTGTCTAGTTCCTCACAATGTTTTCCAAACCATTCAATAATTTTTATGTCTTGTTCTAAATTCATTTTTTCCACCACCTTATAGTTAAATTTCTCTTTTTAGGATGCCTTAAAATTATAAACAGGTTTTATAATATCAATAATATCTACAGTATCTTCAATATTGTTTATAATCTCTTCCACAGGTTTATACACTTGTGGAGCTTCATCAATAGTTGCTTCACAAACTGATGATGAATAAATACCATCCATCACATTTTGAAATTCTTCTAAAGAAATATTGTCTTTAGCTTTTCCTCTTGACATTATTCTACCTGCTCCATGAGGTGCTGAATAATTCCAATCAGGATTTCCTTTACCTATACAAATAAGAGAACCATCACGCATATTCATTGGAATAATAACTCGCTCACCCTTTTGAGCTGAAATTGAACCTTTTCTAAGTATCATATTATCTGTATCAATATAGTTATGAATAGTATCAAATGAGTCTACAATATGCAGATTCATTGTTTCTATGATTATTTTTGCAATAGTTTGGCGATTAAGCCTGGCATATTCCTGAGTTATTTTCATATCGTTTATATAATCATCAAACAGCTTTCCATCTATATATGCTAATTCTTTAGGAATTACAGGTGTTTTTTCTTTTATTTCCTTAATAGTGCTTTCAATTTCTTTCTCTAGGCCTTTGTTTCTTAAATCTAAAATAGTGGCTTCGATCTCTTCCTTTAGATTATTAGTTTTACCGGCTTTTTGATAATGTGTACATACTTCTATACCAAGATGTCTTGAACCGGTATGAATAACTAACCAAAGACAACCATCCTTATCTTTATCAACCTCAATAAAATGATTACCACCACCTAGAGAACCTAAAGAACTATTTGCATTATCAATATCGATATTGCATCTAATATCTTTAAGTGCATCAAATATAGCCATAGGGTGTTCATGCACAGAAAAACCTGAAGGGACTTTTTCGTTAATATTTCTGTCTAGTGTTTTTAAGTCTATATCAGTTTCATCTAATTTTAATGCAAGCATTCCGCAACCTATATCTACTCCAACTAGGTTAGGTACTACACATTGATTATTAAGTGTCATAGTTGTTCCAATAACACAACCTTTACCTGCATGACAATCTGGCATTATTCTCACTATCTCACCCTTCATATAAGGCATATTAAGTAAGGATATTATTTGCGATATTGTTTCATTATCTATATTATTAGTAAATACTTTACAATTATTATATTTACCATTTATTTTCATTTTTATTTACCTCCTATTCCTCATCTTTGCATAGGCCCTTAAAATATCTTTTCCTACTCCTTCAGGATTATAATTATTAGCCTTAACAATCAATCTAATTCCATCTGGTGTAAGAACTCTTCCTTTTATAACATCCATTTTATATTTTTGAAATTCTTTGTATTCTTTATCAGTTATCTTTTTCATCTTTTTGTCCTTTTATTTCTTTATATATATGAAAATTCGCCCTTGCTTTCTTTGGTTCCTGGAAAATAAAGTCCATAGCATCATTCCAACCCTTAACGTACTGTTCTGCATCATGATAATCTTCATAATTACGGAATGTAGGAACACTCATATAAGAAGGTTTATCTATCATACTTCCTCGCTTTCTGTTCCAGCAAATGCTTGAATAAAGTTATCTGTCGCTTTCTTTATCAATTCTTTTTCTCTATAACAAGGCATATCTATTTCATTACCGCTACCCATATCATAAAAGTCGCACTCACCGTCATAGTTATATTTACATTTTTTACACGCTATATACATTCCTTTATCCTCATTTTCTGTTTTATCTCTCCAATCAGTAAACATAATCTCACCATTCCTTACATCATCAATCTCGAAACAGTAACCACTACATTTTTCTCCTCGTTCATCAACAAATTCTTTCTTATAACTTAGTAATACTTCCCCATCCATCGGTTCATCAAGTAGCTTATTTATTAGTTCTCTTACTGTCATATTTCTTCCTCGCTTTCTGTTCCAATAAGAATGTTAAAATTACTATATATTTGTAGTAAATTCCAAGGTGTATGATTAAAATATTCATCAACATCATCAAATCTTTCAACCAAGTCTCTGAATGTAATGTATTGGTCTGGCCTGTTTAATAATTCCTGTCTAACATCATTTAATTCTTTTTGATATGTACTGTTTTCCTCGATTTCTGTGTATGACTGTGGAAATGGTATCCACGCCACTATAGGCACATCATAGTTTCCATCAGCATACCACTTCTTCTTGCCACAATCGTCGTATAATTCTGCCTTGTATATATCATCAAATCTAGTGATGCCTATGACTGTTATACTTTCTTTGGGTGGTTTCTTACTTACAGGAATCCACCCTGTCTGTTCTCTTAACTGCTTTAACTCTCTCAGCCATTCTGCAAGCTGTCTGTGTTCATCAGCGCACTCGAAACAGTTTATTGCTATCGGGTCACTTGCATTTCTGTCTTTGGTCTTTTCCAAATTTTCGACCATAACTTCCTCTGCGTGTTTGATTGCTTCTTCAAGCGTCATTACACTCCCTCTCTTTCTGTATATGGCTGTGGTAACTCACGCCACGCTATGATTTCATCTGCGATAGGCTTTAATTGGTATATCTGTTCCCAATATTCACTGTGCGTGTACCTTGCAACGAGCATATCTCCGTACTCATTCTGCACAAGATAATACTTTGCAACATCACCATCATATTCGCCTTTCTTTGGTAGTCTCTCACTACACGGAATCCATTTTTCTTGTTCTTTTCCATCTTCGTAGCCATCTCTATAACCTTTGCTATATTGGTGCCTGTCATATTTCAATGCCTTAATTAGTTCTTTTTTGTCAACATTTATCCCATATTCCCAAATACACTCCATTACTTTTTCCTCTTGGTCTTGAATCATCTTTCGATGTATATCTCTTTGCATCTCGTATATATTTATTGGACTTTCGTACATACTACCTAACTCCCTTCGTCTGCAACACATACCCATTAGGTATGCTTTCAGCTGACTTAACTGCTTTGTCTAAATCATCATAAGTTCCGTAAAACCAAAACTCGTGGTTGGTAGCCCTGACTACTGTGTACTTGTCTAATTCGTATGATGGATAATTGTTAATCATTATCCGGCACTTTGTGTTTTTGTTTTTCATCTTTCTCACTCCCTGTAGTTACTGCTATAATTGCAATAATAGTTTGAATTACTGCTACTATTAGCAATCCTATACCCACTCTATCTATTATGGCTATATCCCGTAAGATGTTAAAACCTGCAACCATTGTAAATATAAAACTTAACAAACTTAATAATAGAATCCATTGATTACTCGCTTTCATCCTCTGCCTCCACATCTTTTATTTCTTCCTCTTCGTTCATTTTTCCTAACACTTCCGCCACCTGTTCATTATCCAAATCAACACCTGCAAAACTTCTAGTGAATCCTGATAATGCTTCTGTGATAGAATCCATAACTGTTCTATTTGCTCTTAATTCTTCTGCTGTACATTCAATCATTATTACTTTCATTGTTATACACCCCATTTCTCCACCTGTTCAATCGCTTTTAATATCTTTGGAAACTGTATTGCTATCCAATCCACAAGTTCTTCATTAATCGCATATTCACAATTATCAATCAGTCCACTTTCCGTAAAAAACGCATGGATTATTTCATGTCTCAATACCTTCTTGGTAAACAAGTCTTTTCTTTCTGCATCATCGTTTGATTGCATTGCTATATCTGCATCAATTATGATTTTTTTTGAGTATGGCTCGGTATAAGCCCATTTATCCTCCAGTTTCGGGTTTTCTTCTTTTTTCTGCCTAATTACTTCATAATCAGTCCCTAGAATATTAACTGTCATTCTTCGTCCCCCTTATTCCTCGTCAAAACTCAATAAGCACTTATTTATAGCACCTATCAATTCACGCCCTTTTACTGTATATCTTTTCCCATCTACTTCTAATTCAACCATTGTGTCTTTGTAATTCCACGCATTGTGAACTTTGATTTTTGGTTGTGATGAATTAGAATAATCATTTATTTCACAAGTTACTTTCATCACTCACCTTCACCTTCTTCCTTAAACATCTGCCATTATCTGAATAACCTTTTTCCAATAAGGCTCATACTTCGCTAATTTAGCCTTAACAATAGCATCAAATTCTTCATCCGTAGCTTCGTCATAATCACCACTATCGTATAATTTGTTAGCCAAATCTTCTTCAAATTCGTCCCTGTCCGCATATACTCTTTCGTCATCTATATCCTGTTCACAATCTAGTATTTCACCAATGCTGAATCTTAGTTCAGGGGCATACCACCAACAATAACTATCATCCCAACACACTTCGTTATTGCACAGTACAACAATAGGATAATCAGGATGCTCCTTTATCAACTGTTTAAGTTCGTCTGTTTGTTTGGTAAACATATTTAATGGTTTATACATATTTATACCTCGCTTTCTGCGTTTTCTTCCCAATATCTAATCATTCATCTACCTATTTCTTATTTGTTATCTTTAATTTTTCCCCATTGTAGATGGTATCTGTTCATCCTCTCAACATCCTCATCAGTCCAATTAAATTTTTCTTTTAATTCTTCGGTACTTTCACCCCAGCCAAATACTATTCCATATATCCAAGCTGAACGTCTATCTTCCGACCAATCACGAACATCAAACGCAATAGCCCTTTCTATACTTTTTAAACAATTATCATCTATAACAGGCATACCAAACATTCCATCTGTATTAAAACTATCACTCATTCTTCCACCTCTTCTGTTTCATACATCCAAGTCTCAAAACCGACAATGCTAAATTTCTTTCCACATTTATCGCACGTCACGATTTGTTCTTCTCCGGTATAACAATCCACTTGTGTATCTCCAATCCAAGTATCTTCGTAGGATGGTTCGTATGTTTCATAACAATGTGGACAACATATTTCATTATCTATCATCCTTTTACCTCACTTTTTGCTTCTATTATTGTTGGTGCATAATCTCTAAAAATTCATCAATAGGGTTTAAAACGCCATCTATGGCTCTAACCTCTGTTAAAATGTTAATTGTGCGACCATTTCTTGTAGTAAATCTAGCCCATTCTACTAATCTTCTTATATCGTAACTACTGATTTCTCCTATATTAGTTCTTTCCCATTTGTCTAAATGCTTATTAAATTTATGTCCTACTAACCACCAACTAGGTCCGTAACGTCTTTCTAGCGTTAAAGAATTATATTGATTATATGTTATGCTTATATTTTCAGTTGTGTACCAATCCAAACATGGTTTTGTATAACTAAATTCAAAAGGTTTTTTCACTTCACAGGCTTCTCGTATATCTGCTTTATACATTTACTTCCTCACTTTCTGCCCGTCTTTGCAGGGCATCATAATAACCTTTCTGATATGCTTTTTCTAATACACTTGTCTGTTGAACAGCGGTTAGCCATTTTTCTGTAACATCTGCGCCATATTCTACATAGTTAATAGCATAAAGATACGCTGTTGCTATTACCATAGGTGGCATCTTTGATAATTCATCTATTAACTGTTTGCTTTTCTGTGTCAGTTTTTCTTTTTCTTTCATACTTCCTCACTTTCTCCGTGCTCTTGGTAGTATTCCTCTCTATTTACCGCATTTTCAAATATCTCAGCTATCTTATTGAAATCGTCTTGGTCTAATAATACCCATAGTTTTTCAGTCCAATCTAATAACTGTCTGCGTTGTTCTACAGTTAATCCCAACATATCATTCCTCACTTTCTGTTATCACGCTTTTGCATCTGCTCTTGCAATCAGTGAATTTCCACAGGTGATTCTGTCCTTATCTTCCTCTTCAGACGGTATAAATACGATCACATCCCACCCGGCATCAACAAGAGGTTTTTCAAATTTCTCGTATACATCGAAATCTTTAACTATTTCATACCCTTGATTTACAGCCTCATGGGTTTCGTGGATTGGTGTAATTTTGACAATACACTTGGTTTTGTCGAAATACTTGCTCATAAGAGTAGGATTAAGGTTACTTTCAGATGTTACAGCAAAATTGAGTGTATATTTTCTTTTCTTTGGCATAGGTAGTTTGTCTATAATCTCACCTATCTCTGCTAATGAAAGAGATTTATTATTAAATGCTTTATTACGAGCATATTCATCTAATGTATTTATAGAGAATTGAAGTCCAAATCCGTCCTGACCGCCATAAACAAAGCCTGCCTTAACCCATGCCTGTAAAAAATCCGACAGTTTCTTATTGTCTTTAGGACACATGGTAGACACAACAGGATGATATTCGTTAAACATATTGTTAAATATACCTTCAGCCTTACAGGCCGCATCTATAACATTATTATTAAATGTCGGTTCTCCCATTCTAGCAAAGTGGATATTAAGTCTTTTTCCGTGTTTGATACCAGATAAGGCTACTCCTGTTGTGATTTCTGACATAAGCTCAGGGAGTGATGCATTGCCATAAAAACCAAACTTGGGGCAATCACAAAAATCACACTTCATAGGGCATCCCTTCTGAGATGATACGGTTGCAACCAACTTGTCGGTAATATCCACATCCTTATGTTTCACCTTATCTATTCTTTTTGTATAGCCGAGGAAATCCGCCTTTATGTTATTCTCTTTGCCGTAATCTCCGACATAGAGATATTCTAATTTAAGTTCATCATCAGAAACGATGACCCCTGTATGCGTTTTAGTAATCGTCCTCATAGTTATATCTCCTCCTCTTTTCATTTTTCTTCTTCATATATCATTGGGCTCCCATCAGCATTTACCAAAAGTGTAAGGTTGCCATAATTATATGCGCTTGTTGATATAGCGTACATTACTTTTGTTTCTCTGTGGTACACTACGCGGAACGCGTTTGCATCTTCTACTTGAACGAACATACTTGTTTCGCTCTGATATGGTGCTTTTTCAACTTTAGCACATCCTGTGCAGATAATTATTAAGCCTATTATGATTGCTACCAATATCTTATTTTTCATTATTTTCTCTCACTTTCTATCTTATAGTTTTTCTAACTCTTTTTCTAATTTGGAAATTTCGTCATCTACGAATTTTTCTAAGTCACCTCTAAGGATTCTGCCTGTAATTGGTTGTTCTTTAACTTCTGCTCCATAAAATGAAATCCAATGCCTGTTTTCATATTCATTTTTGATATTTTTTAATGATTGAATGTCAGCTATTATATCCTTAGCTTTTGAAAATGTTTCTTTTGTCATTTCTCATCCTCTCTTTCTATCCTCGCGCCGCACCTCGGACACGTCTTATAATCGCTATGGACATCAAAGCCACATTTGGGGCATATCAGCATTTCACCGTTTTCTTCCTTATCTGCTTCTATGATTATTTTGGCATTTTGCACCAAGTTATACATAGCATCTATACCATCATTGTACGCATCCATTTCATCATATGACATTCCCATACCTGTACAGTTATCTTCTTCTGCCGGAATAGCTTTGCATATTTTTGACTTATCAATTAAATCTCCGTGTCCATTTGGGAGTGGAGTACCGTTACGGATTGCTCTCAAAAGTGTAACCAACAATGTTTTACCGCTACGCATACCGCCACAAATCATTATTTCTGCATCGGAGTAAATATTCTTGTATAATTTTTCGTCTATCTTAATTACTAATTCTTTATCTGACATAGTTTTCTCACTTTCTACCATAAAATCGTATACTGCAAGTAACTCTATAATCTTTGCCACAACGTTTGCATTTAATTATTACATCACTACTTCCTGTACCTGTTGCCATTTTTACTAATTGACTTGTGTCATAATCTCCAACTCTGTATTGAACTTCCTCTTGGCAATAAGGGCATTTAGGCATTGATATTTTTCTATATGGGTTCATACTTCCTCGCTTTCTGCCAATCTCAAAGCCTCGTCTATACTACAATCAAATTCTTTCTTGAATGCCCTCGCTGATATTCCACAGTATTTGCGATGAGGATAACCATAAGTAGCAGGTAGCTTGTCGGCTTTAAATTGACTGTTTAATTGAAAATAGTTCTTACAATTTGCATTGAAAAATTTCAATGCACTTTCTCTGTCGCTATGTACTTTCAGATCAGATACATTATTTCCTAGTAAATCATAATAAAATGTCACCCAACGCATTTACTTTTCCTCACTTTCTACAAACTCATATAAATCTAAATATGGTTGACTTGAATAACCTGTCTTATATCTCTTTTTTGATTTTCTTATTTTGCTCTCTTTCAGCAACTTCTTAAACAATGTTTTGGACACAACAGGTGTGTGGTAACAACAATCTTGAAAATACTGCTTTGTAATCAGCTGATAACAAGCCCCATTATCAAGAATTAAGTCTTTGCCTGTACAATCAAATATTCTTCTTCCACACTTTATTTCCATATCAATTCTCGCTTTCTTCTATCAGCTTATCTAAGATATGATAAATAGACTTAAACATATTCTCGTTACATTCAAGACATATCGGTCTATCTTCAAGCACTAAACAATCAGCCTCGTATTTCTGTATTTCCTTTCTAGCCTGCTTAACCTTGTCTAGTGGGATTGTTTCGCCCTGAATAATTTCAATGTCTTTTAATGCCACTCGTTCTATTTTTGAATGCTCATCAATCAAAGTGTCGCAAACAACATAAACTATATCTTCCATATTGTCGTGTCGTATTGCTTCATCACCATATCTACCTAGTGGCAACTCTTTCCAACAGTTAGAACGTACTCCGCTATTAACTATTCGATATACAAAACCTCTTTCAAGGTCTGAAACGTGTTTTATTCTACACCGCTTACCAAATAAATCTATTGGTGGCATATTATATTCACTCATTTTTCTACCTCTTTACACCTACATCAAATATAGTAACTTGATTTTCTTCTGCATCAAGTATGCTCTTCCATTTTGTCTCTACTCTATGTTTTATCACATCTGCCCCATATCCTTTGAATTTCCATATCTTGCCTTTTTCACGCAATATCTTTTCTTCCGTCTGCTTGATGCAGTCGAACATATAATCAAATGTTTCTCTATCCGTTTTTTCGAGATATGCCAACTCTTTCATGGTTAGAAACGGACACAACTTGCATCCTTGCCTTGTGAAATATTTATAATAATCTTCAAATATGGGTTGATTTTTCGCCCATTCTAAAACAACATATTCTGTTATTCCTTCTTCTGCCAATGGATAACAACAATCCTGTAAATTCCAATCACTACCAACTTCATACTTAAATCTTTTGACTTCATCGGCGCAAAAGCCTATATACGCAATAGGTCGGCAATTTTGTTCTGCTATCCATTTATTGAGTTGTTTTTTACAATCTAACTTATAATCAGAATTACACCATCTAGCGTGAGCGTTTGGAAATCCATATTTATCATAAATTTCTTTCCAAGTTTTTCTAGGCTTTATTCTTAAAAATGTTAAACCCGCTTTCTCGCATCGTTCTTGCATTAAATCGACTACTTTTTTACTCCAATTCCAATCAATCTCTAATTCAAAATGAACCACTATTTCTAATGGGTATTTATCAAGATTGTTAAGAATTACATTTAACATATAAAAGCTATCCTTACCTCCCGATACACTTGCATAGTGTATAGGTCTTAGTATTAAATTTTCGTTCATGCACCATACACGACAAATCGCTGTATGGATAAAATCTTTGTTTGCTTTTATACACGATTAGTAGTTTCCGACTAAACGCTTATAGCCACGATTACGATTTTTTATTCGACAAAATCTCTATCACAATGCCGAAACCCTTGTTTACAAGGGATTTGCACTACTCCTTTCTTAAATTTTTCATCTTAAACCTCTTTTCTTGTTGCGCCGTACGGAATAACTATCATATTGTCTATAGATATACCATCAACCCGTGTTGTTAGTATCATTCCTCCGCTTTCCATTACATTTTTTCATTCCTCGGCAACGGCATCAGCATCTATGTTCTCCTCGTACTCTTCTGTTTCGAGTAATATATCCATTGTTTCTAATACTTGATTAGAGAATCCCATATGCGAGTGTTCACCATATAAATTCATGAAATCCCAAAGTTGAAATCTTGTATAACCATTTTCATCTTTCTTGGGTGGTTTAGGAACAATACATTCCCCCATAAATTCATTGATTTCATCATATCTATGACTATAAATTTCTTCTCCACTCTTTGATAATTTTACCTTTATAAAATCATTGAGATTGAATCTTATTTCTTTAGTATTTGTCATTTCCCTGTTTACCTCTGCATTGCACTTCCTATGTACTCAGCCATACTTATTTGACCTTCTATCTGTTGTGATTTTCTCGGCCGCCTTGGTTTATATCCGTTTGTTTCACCGAAAGCATCTTGAAACTCCGGCTCACAATCGGCAAACTCAAAATCTTTGCAATTGTTTGGATGAGTACAACTACTCCTTGATTTTGTTTCGCTATACTTATCACAATAAGGCACATTGTTGACGCATAGATGTATGCAGTATCTACAATATTGTTTCATTTTCCATTACCTCTCTATACCTCGATAACCTTATAACCATACCCATCAATCAGGTCCTTTGCCTTTGTGAGTCATACTGCCCGCACCAATTATTTCCGAACTGTTCTATCATTATCTTTAACCTCCTATAAAAGTGCGTATACAGCTACTTTCTTTCCGGTCCATTGACACTTTTTCTTGCCTACCGGCTCAACAATGCCCTTTTTAGACATTTCTGTTAGGCGTGGTGAGGTAAAATTCCTCTCAGATGTCGGTATATATCCCTTGTTATTCATCAGTACGGCTATTTCCTTTGCCGTCATCTCGCCTTTTTCTTTTAGGCACTCTATGATTTGTTTATACCTTTCCTGTTTGTCTACTATTTCATATGAATCATGTCTCGTTTCGAGTGTTGGTACTTCTCCGTATTCTCTATATTCAATCATATTTTTCTCCTTTACTATTCGCCTATATAAGACACTTTAATTTCTTAATGAGGATTTTATCGTCTGCCCCATTAGGTTTGATTTATTGAGGGTGTTACACCTCCACACAGGCACATTATTTATTCTTCCAATACGGAACATTCAACTTTAACAATCCTGTGCATTTTATTTCTTGACAGTTATGTAACTTGATCTGTTTTGCAGTAAGAAAAGCCTTCTTGCTCTTGCAAAACGCAACCGCTTTTTTACTCTCATTGCCATCTATCAATCTTCTCATACGCTACCTCATTAGCAGAGTCTTTGCATTTATTGAGTGTCTAAACACAAAATTTTTCAGTTCGTCAGGAAATAATAGTTTTATGTATGAATCCTTATTCTCAATTTTGGTTATTTCCATTTTCTTTAGGCATAGCTTGTATACTGATTCAGCATCCTCATCTGATATTCTTATGCCGTTTTCCCGCCACGCCTCGACTGTTTTCCATAATTCTTCAGGCATCCTAATTCCCCCTTATCATTCTTGTAATTGCAAAAAGGACAAAATATGTAGTCCTTATTTCTTATCCACGGAAGTTCATTTCCGCATCTCAAACAGAGTAATTGTTTAGATGGTTTGTCACTATTCTTTTTCTTTTGTTTTCCCATTATTGCTCTCCTTTTCATAAATTACTCTGTAGTCACGATTGACAGCATATTGATGTTCTTTTCTTGCGCCTGCGCTATCTTTCCAATTATTGAGCATATAGATTGAATCGCACATTGATAGCATTATCATTGACATTTGCATATATTCTTCATATGTTGTGTCACTCGGCAACTGTGAATTGACTTTTGCCGGATTGATAACCGAATAGCCCTCATCAATCATTTTCTTTTCGGCTCTCTTGAACCTATCCATATAATTTGTTTTTGATAAACCTGTTATCTTTCCCGATATGTAAATCTTTCTCACTTGTCATCCCCCTATCAACGGACCTATCATTGCATCAACGCCGTTCGCCATCTTTTCTATCATGCGATATTCGGCCTCTGCCTCTCGTTGCATCTTCTCATATTTTGCCCTTCGTTTTTTACTGTAATAACTCGGTGCTTTTGAAAATGTGCAAGGTTTGCATTTCTTATTCTTGCTCATTGATTACCTCCCTATAACAAATTGAATAGTGTCATCTGTGCCGTTTCCTGTTGGAATCTTTCTTTTGATAGTTCGTAATATTCTTTATCAATTTCAAAGCCTACAAATCTATACCCCAATCTCTCGCAAGCTATAAGTGATGATGCCGAACCCGTATGAGTATCAAGAATTACATCTCCATCGGCCGCATAATTTCTTAGTAACCATTCATACAGGGCAACGGGCTTTTGAGTGATGTGTATTCGCCTCTCTTTATTTTTCATGTTCTCTTGCAACATTCCATTCCATAGATAATTGAATACTCTTGATTGACCTTTTAATGAAGTCCAAGCTATTTCACAATCAGCTTGATCCATATTTCTTCTGCCCTTATCCCACACTATTAGGCAACTTGCATTACCTAAATAATTAAGAAAGAAATTACCACCCCATATTATTTGTGCTTTTGATACCCTGAATAGTTCTTTGAAGTATTCTGCATCCGGTATCGTGCTATCATTGAACATATGGTATTCTTTCTGCTTTGCTAATGCTTTCTTGCTCTCGCCGTAGGTTATGGCTCGACACCCCCCCCTATTGAGTTTATGGCCTACGCCTATACCATACGGCGGATCCACAATAGCAAGATCGAAATAGTTATCAGGAAAATGTGACATACCATCCATGCAATCACAGTTAAAATATCCACTATCCTTTTTATTGATTACATCTTCTATACTCTGTGTTATCATTCTTCCAACCAATCCATGATACTTAATTGACCCTCTATCTCGTCATTCTTATCCGAATACTCGATATTGCACATTTTCTCTCCTAACTATTTTCATTACACAAACGGAAGATTGTTCTCGTCAATCGTTTCCTGTACCTGATTAAATCCGTTATCTGTTGTTTCTCTCTCAGAGGCCTGTCTGTTCTCTTCAGATGCTTTCTTGCTTTCAGCAAACTCAATCTGATTAACAATTACCTGTACTGATTTATGTTTTACGCCATCCTTTTCGTACTCGTCTTTATGAGTTTCACCGATTACTGTAACCTTTGAGCCTTTGCGAATGTACTTATCAATAAATTCAGCTTTCTGTTGAAATGCTACACAATCAAACCAATCTGTATCGGGTTCGTTATCACGCTTGAAACTTCTCTTTACTCCTAAAGAAAACGATGCTACCGGTTTATTGTTCTTTCCATATCTTATTGTTGGATCCTGTCCTAAATATCCACTAAGTATTGTCAGATTCATTCTTAACCTCCATTCTTTTCAACTGTCTTTGTACTTTGAAATCCATATAATTCTTAATCTTGTCCTGGTTATCAAAGATTATTTCCAACTGTTTGAGCATTATCAATACATCAGCCATCTCTTCGGCTATGTCATCCTCTCTCGCCTCGGTATTTTCACCATTTCTTATAGCTCTCCGATGTTTGAGAAGTGCTTTTGTTAGCTCACTCATTTCCTCAATCGCCATCTCTATTTGGCTCACCTCGCCATATGTTCTGACAATCTCTTTTAACCCTTCTTCCATTCCTCGCCTCCTCAATTTATCCACTTAATTGTTGTATCTCCTTTATAACCTCTTTGAAATTCAAACCATCCATATGCCACGGCTGAACCGCCGCCGGCTATCATTTTCTCAAAATCTCCATTCTTAGCACACAAGATGCGGCTCGATGACACATATACTGTTTTTAACTGACCTGTATTAAACAGTTTTCGTCTTGCCTTGCCCTCCAGGAACTGTAATTTGAGAAACATAAATACGCTTTTGTCTGTCAGTTTTAATGCGTGTTCAACAAATTCCTTTGCATATTTATAGGGTGGATTGGTTAGTATATATCCATCAAAGTTACTATTCTGTTTTAAGAAATCCACCCCCCCCCTTACCGAAACCACGATATACGAGGTCTGTTGAAAACACCCTAAACCCTAACTCTATTAACCTATTAGATAACTCACCCGAACCACAGGCACATTCCCATACGGGAGTATCTTTTGATAAATCACATTTTTCTAATAGGGCATCTATCGCTATTGGATCCGTAGCGTAATAATCATTCATTTCCCTTTCTTTATCTGTGTGATTACTTGCTCCAAGTGTTGTATAAATACTCTTGCTGTTTCCTATCCAATCCATTTGTTTCCTCCCTACTGAACCAATACAACTATCAATTTCCTATTTATCGTTTGGCAGATTGAACAATTAGGGTAATAAATATTGCCTTGTAAGTTTATTCCCATATTCACTCTCATATTTCTCATAATCAGGTATAAATATGTTGAATCCACCATGTATATTTATCCATTTCAATACAAACCACATTCCTAGCCCTCTCTTATCCGGTTTCCACATACCGTTTTCATCAAATGCACCGCCTCTCATGCAGAAATCCCTTATTGCTGGATTAGATACCACATCAATTAGTTCGTATCTGTTTGGACGTTTCTCTAAATGGCATCCAAAACCACAAAAGCAACATCCTGTCCTATCGCATCCCGTTGTGTATAACCTGATTCTGTCAGGTACAAAGAGTCTTGATTCTTCCTCTGCATCATAGGGAAATAATGTCATTTGACCATTTAATTCATCCTCCGTTACAACCCTGCCATAAACCGGCGCAATCGGCAGATTATAAAGTCTGATGTATAACAAGCAATCCTGGCTATTCCAAAACGCCATAGGGTTACTCATTGGATATTTCAGATCAAAACCATTGCATCCACTCCTTAACCATTGTTGTGTCCTTAATCTACTTTCGCTTGCCATCTGAGCTGATATAGGTTTTCGCCCTGTTTCTCTGCAATAGTCATGTGATGGATGTTTTTTCATCACAGAACAACAATTCGGTGCGATTTCAAAAGGTGCTTCGAGGAAAAACTTATATTTTGTTTGTGAGAAAGCTGACAAATCCTTGTTAGGGATAGTCCTCGGATTGGCCCTTTGGTTCTCTTTTGTGACCGCTCCTAAAACCATTGCCATTCTCAGCGGGATTTTTTCCCATCCCACTAAATTCAAATATTCCTCTAAGTCGTCTATACTTGCGGTCGTACCCCCCCCCTCGTTGGGTTTAGCGTACTTTCCGAATCCGCATAATTTGTTATACTCGAATTGATACTTTGGCTTATACCCCCCCGATTAAATCAGAGGGGGACTGAGAAAATTTACGGTATTTTCCTGCTCCCGTAAGTTTCTCGTATCTGTACTTATACGCTGTCTGTCTGTCTGTCTGTCTGTCTGTCTGTCTGTCTGTCTGTCAAGACGGTTTCATTTGTGTTA